TTAAACATTTTTTGCGTTCATATATGCTTCGAGAAACAAAGCAAATTCGTCCAATTCTTCTTTTGGTTTGTCTTTTGCTCTAAATAAAGTAGCTATCAACTTTTCGGATGTTGATAATGCTTCAAGCAATTCTGAACCGCTTGATTTAGCTGCGTCAACTAAATCTTCTGGTGATGCTGTTTCTCTTAAAAAGTCAACTGTTGTCATGCTAAAAGCTTTAGCTATTCTTTCGACTGTTTCGAAAGAAGGATTTTTAATGCCTCTTTCTAGGTCATTTAAAGTTGTTTTTGATAGTGCGGTAATCTCAGCTAATCTGCGTAATGAGATGTTACGCTTTTCACGAAGTATTTTTAGTTTCTCACCTATAGTCATAGGAATACCTCCTTCTAAATATTTTGTTACTCTAATTATACAACGCTTGTCCGCTTTTGTAAAGACTTTTACGAAAAAACATTTATAAACGGACTAAAAGTGGAGTAAAAGGAAGAAATGCTTAGCTTTTTAAAGAAAAACCATAAAAGCGGACAGTTTTTCAGCGAATACAACCTGTCCGCAGTGTTTGCAATTTGTCCATAATAGTAGTACAATGTTAAACATAGGAGGCGGACAAATATGAATAACATAAGAGAAATGGTTAATGTAAAGCCCGTGAAATTTGCAAGAATGATTAAGGACCATCTCTACGACATTATCGATGGTACAAAGCATGCAAATATCAGTAGTACACTAAAAATTTCTGTGCCTTAAGAAGTAATCATTGGCTATTAACAATTTATTCTCCGCTAAAACGGACACAACCCCCCTCGCCCCCTCGCACTTATTGTAGTCGAAACATAGTTCCATAAAACGGACTTTCGAGAAAAGATGGAGTTTTATGCAAAAAAATTATACAGAAATTAAATAATTACTTAGAGCAGAGCGCGTTGCAAATGCAACATACGAGTCTGACAAGTAGCTTTAAAGCTATGCGTCGGGCTATTTTTTTAACCTTTTTTACAAAGTAGTAAGCATTTTTCAAAAATTAGGAGGGTGTCAAAATGGAAAGATTTATTAGAATTGGCAAGGAATTAGTACCTGTAAGTGAAGAGGTATACAAAGAGTATTACATAATGGCAAGGCGTAAGAAGTATTTGGAAAATGATATAAAGGTTGGTCGAATTGATGTTGATGTGGAAAACGAGACAGTGACATTTGTGGATAGCAAAGAGGATTCTTTGCAACGTTTAATGGAACAAGGTGCAGATTTTACGGAGGATAAAAGTATTGAGGACATAGTTTGTGATAAAGCTATGCTTGTTATTTTGCAAGCTGCAATGACGGAACTGGACCACGAGGAGAAGGAATTAATTCAGGCTTTATATTATAAAAACCTTACATTAAGAGAATATGCAGAACAGAAAAATGTATCACACACGGCAATAAAGAATAGAAGAAATAAAATTTTAGATAAATTTAAAAATTTATTTAACAAATAGGTTTCCAAACTACCTCGCCCATTGGCTAATAAGTGAAGGGATAAATTCTCTACAAAAAAATGAGGAGGTAAACACATTGAATGTAAAAGTAGTAGACCAAGAAATGCAGGATGAAATGGTAGGCGTGCTTACAGCTATAAGCATTGTTTCAAAAAGACTGGCTAAGAGAATGTTAGAGCTTAATGAGCAAAAAAGCGAGTCACCACAGGCGAGTGAGGTGAAAACTTAATGCAATTAGTATTCATATGCTCACCCTTCAGTGGCGACATTAGGCGTAATACGAAAAAGGCAGCAGGGTATTGCAGGTTTGCATATTTTAAAGGTTTCGTGCCGTATGCACCCCATCTTCACAATCCGAATTTTCTTTTTGAGGACATACCTGAGGAGCGTGAGGCAGGTATTGCATTGGGAATAGAAATATTGAAACGGTGCAATCAGCTTTGGTTATTTGGTGACAAGTTGACTGGTGGTATGAGGTTAGAGCTAAAAGCAGTACAGCAAATGAAAATTCAGGTTAGATATTTCACAGATAAATGTGAAGAAAGAGAGGTTAATTAGGATGAATGAATTACAGATTATAACAGAGCGTGAAATATTAGGGCAAGCTTTAAAAATTTACGGAAATGAAGAGAACCCTTTGTTTTTAGCTAAGGACGTAGCAACGAGGATTGAGCACAGCGATGTTTCAACAATGTTGAGGGCGGTTAATGATGATGAAAAGCTGACCCAAACAATGTTTGTATCAGGTCAAAATCGTGAATGTTGCTTTTTAACAGAAGATGGTTTATACGAAGTACTGATGCAAAGTAGAAAGCCTATTGCAAAAGAATTCAAAAAACATATCAAACAGATTTTAAAGGACATCCGCAGGCATGATATTTATGTAGCACCACAGACACTTGATGCAATGCTAAACGATCCAGACACGATGATAAAAACATTGCAGGCGTTGAAAACGGAACGTGATAAGGTTGCGACATTAAAGTTAGTTAATGCTGAAATGCAACCTAAGGTAGATTACTTTGATGCAATGGTAGACAAAAATTTGCTTACTAATTTCAGAGATACTGCGAAAGAGCTTAAGGTTGGTGAAAGAGCTTTTGTTAAGTTTCTGATTGACAAAAGATATATTTATCGTGATTTTAGAGGTGTTATAAAGCCTTATGCTGACAAAAATAACGGATTATTTGAAATGAAGGAAGTGGCAAGTGTAAATTTTGAGTGGGCAGGAGTTCAAACATTTATAACGCCAAAGGGCAGAGAAACTTTTAGACTTTTACTAATTAAGGGGGCATCAGTACAATGAGCAAAATTAAATTAGCTTTATCAGTAGTAGAGGATTTGAGAACACTTGCAATAAGTATTGAAACGTTAGCAAAAGCTCTGTTAGAGGGTGAAATGCCTGTAGCAGCAGTAGTAGTAACAAAGCCGAAAGAAGTAACCCTTGAGGATGTTAGGGCGCTGCTTACAGCAAAAAAACGCGAGGGAAAGTCTGTTACAGAGCTACTTAATAAATTTGGTGCAAGCAAACTAACTGATATTGACCCTGTAAGATATTCGGATCTTCTGGAAGCAGCGGGTGAAATATAATGGGCAAACATGCACTGCTTAGTGCTTCATCAGCTCATAGATGGATAAATTGCAGTCCATCTGCAAGGTTAGAGGAGCAGTTTGAAAACACTACAAGCGTTTATGCTGAGGAAGGAACAGCGGCGCATAGCTTATCAGAACATAAACTGCGTGAATTTTTAGGAATCAAATCTAAACGTCCTGAAAGCCAGTTTGACTGTGAGGATATGGAGCGTTATACCAATGATTATATACAGTTTGCGGTTGACCTAATAGCACAGGCAAGGCACCGTTGCAATGACGCAATCGTGCTAATTGAGCAGAGGCTAGATTACACCCAGTATTGCAGTGAAGGCTTCGGTACAGGTGATTTAGTTATTATTGCTGATGGAGTACTTGATATAGCGGATCTTAAATACGGCCTAGGGAATGCGGTATATGCACAAAACAATCCGCAAATGAGGTTATACGCACTCGGTGCATTGGCACTTTTTGATGACCTTTATGATATTCAAACTATAAGGATGAGCATCTGCCAGCCACGACTTGAAAATATCTCTATTGATGAAATGAGCGTGGCAGAGCTTAAAGACTGGGCGGAAAATATACTTAGGCCTGCTGCAGAGCTTGCCTATGCTGGCGAGGGTGAATTTGCTCCATGTGAATATACATGTAAGTTTTGCAGGGCAAAGGCTACATGCAGGGCAAGAAGTGAAAAAAGCTTAGAACTTGCAAAGTTGGACTTTGCTATATCCCCAACTCTCTCAGATGATGAGGTGCAGGAAATACTGCCAATGCTAAATAGCTTAATTAACTGGGCAAATGATGTATATACCTATGCGCAGGAAAAAGCTATAAACGAAGGTAAAGAGTGGACGGGATTCAAGGTCGTGTCTGGTCGAAGCAATCGTAAATATACAGATAGGCAGGCGGTGCTTGAAGTTTGCATTGCTTATGGTAAAACTGATAAGGAGCTTCATACTCATGAACTTATTGGTATAACAGATATGGAAAAACTGCTGGGCAAGAAAACATTTAATGATCTACTGTCAGATTTAGTGGAGAAGCCACAAGGGAAATTATGTTTAGCGTCAGATAATGATAAACGAACTGCTGTAAATTTTAATGCGGCAGGAGAAGAATTTAAGGAGGAAATGTAAATGAAAAAAGAGACTGCAGCAACAAAAGTGGTAACAGGCAAAGTTAGGTTTAGCTATGCAAATATATGGGAACCTAAGAGTATCAATGGTGGGGAGCCTAAATATAGTGTTTCTCTTGTCATTCCAAAAAGCGATAAAAAAACATTAGCTGATATTAACGCCGCTATTGAAGCAGCAAAAGAGGAAGGCAAAAGCAAGTTTGGTGGCAAAATACCTGCGAACTTAAAACTTCCACTTCGTGATGGTGATGTTGATAGGCCTGATGATGACGCTTATGCTAACAGCTATTTTATAAATGCGAATAGCAAGGACCGACCAGGCGTTGTTGATAAAGCAGTAAAGACTATACTTGACCAAGATGAGGTTTACAGCGGTTGTTATGGGCGAGCTTCAATTACATTCTATGCTTTTAATTCTAATGGGAACAGAGGAATAGCTTGTGGATTGCAAAATTTGCAAAAAATAACAGACGGTGAGCCCCTAAGTGGTCGCAGTAGAGCAGAGAATGATTTTGATAGCTATGAGAACGTAGAGGATGATGAGCTTTGCTAATTTCACTGGACATTGAAACATATAGCAGTGTGGATTTAATTAGTTGCGGTGTATATAAATATGTGCAAGCACACGACTTTGAAATATTGCTTCTAGCTTATGCTTTTGATGACGAAGAAGTACATATTCTTGATCTTGTAGTTGGTGAGGAAATACCAACAATAGTTTTGCAGGCTTTAAGTGATGATCGTATTACGAAGTCAGCATATAACGCAATGTTTGAGAGAATTTGTATAAGCAAGCATTTAGGTATTCACCTATCACCACTATCGTGGGAATGTACAGCTGTTAAGGCGGCAACGTTATCACTTCCAGCTTCTCTTGCAAATGTAGCAAATGTATTAAAACTTGAACAAGGCAAAATGGGTGAAGGAAAAGATTTAATAAAATATTTCTGCATTCCATGTTCACCAACAAAGGTAAATGGTGGTAGGTGTAAAAACCTACCTTGCCATGCACCTGATAAGTGGGATTTGTTTAAAGAATATTGTATTCGTGATGTTGAAGTTGAGCGAAATGTTAGAAAAAAGCTATTAGAATTCAAGTATGATGAACAATCGTTATATTGTCTTGACCAGAAAATCAATGACACAGGGGTTTCGGTAGATATGGAACTTGTGGAAAATGCTATTGCTTTTGATGCGCTGTCTAAAGATGATATGTTATCTCAAGCCAAGAAACTAACGGGACTTGACAATCCAAATAGTGTTGCCCAATTAAAACAGTGGCTGCTAGATAATGGTCTTGAGGTAGATAGTTTATCAAAGAAAACAGTTGTGGAATTGGCAAAGGAAAATGACGGTGATATTGAGGAGCTATTGAATTTAAGGCTTCGAATGTCAAAAACATCAACTAAGAAATATGAAGCCATAAAGCGTAGTGTTTGTGATGATGGTAGAGTGAAAGGATTGTTTCAATTCTGCGGTGCAAATAGGACGGGTAGGTGGTGTTTGACTGGCGACCACGAGGTGCTGACGAAAAATGGCTGGAAGCGTTTGGATGAATGGAACGGCGGTGAAATAGCATGTTGGACTGCCAAAGGTGAAATGGTATCATTTCAAAAAGCAGAGCAAGTTCAGTTTGATTATAACGGAGATATGTACATTTATTCAGACAAGCGGATATCTCAAATCAGTACACCTGACCACAAAATGTATGTTAAACGTAGATACGGTGCTCCGTGGCAAACGGATGTTGTTGAAAATATGCAGTATTACCGACCGAGTATTCCGTTTACGGGGTTTCGTACCATCAACTCCAATCTCGAACACAGTCAATTGAGAGTTCTTGTGATGGTTCAAGCTGACGGTCATTATGTTTCGGATGGAGGAATAAGATTAAAATTCGTAAAACAAAGAAAAATTGAACGATGCCGCTATCTGCTTAGGAAAGCAGATATTACATATTTGGAAACAGAGCAAAAAGCCGGTAATAAGGTAGCAGCTATGTTTACTATAACTGCAAGACATGTACCGTTATGGTTAAGGCTATTTAGGGAAAAAACTTTTGGTTCGTGGTTGTTTGACGAAAGTGCGGATGTGTTCTTTGATGAAATTGTACACTGGGATGGGTATCAAAGTGCTAAAAACAGTATTCAATATTGTACTTGTAATAAACAAAATGCTGATATTGTACAGGCATTTGCCCACATAAGCGGTAGGAGTGCATTAATAAGGGTGAAATGCAGAAGCGAAGAACACCCCAACTGGAGTGATGCTTATGTCGTTGATATTTGGTTGACGCCGAAAAACTGTCACGAAATAAGAACTAAACCACTGAAGTACCATTATTCTGGCAAGGTTTATTGTGCAGCTACCTCAACTGGGTACTTTTTAATCCGACGCAATGGTAGAGTATGGGTAACTGGTAACTCGGGACGCTTGGTTCAGGTGCAAAATTTACCACAAAATCATCTAAAAGACTTAGAACTGGCAAGGCAGATTGTAAAGAATGGTGATTTTAATCTATTAGAGCAAATGTATGATAGTGTGCCATCGGTGCTGTCTGAACTTATCCGAACTGCGTTTATTCCGCAAGAGGGTAGTAGGTTTATTGTAGCAGACTTTAGTGCAATTGAAGCTCGTGTTATAGCCTGGTTTGCAGGTGAGCAGTGGAGACTTGATGTTTTTAACTCGCACGGCAAAATATATGAGGCCTCAGCATCTGCAATGTTCCACGTACCAATTGGTCAGATAGATAAAACATCACCCCTAAGGCAAAAAGGTAAAATAGCTGAACTCGCTCTTGGTTATGGCGGCTCTGTTGGGGCTTTAAAAGCTATGGGAGCATTAGAAATGGGTGTGGCTGAAAACGAGCTGAAAGGACTGGTTAATGCTTGGCGAAATGCAAATCCTGCGATTGTTAAGTTTTGGTGGGATGTAGGAAACGCTGCAGAACTTGCAGTAACAAAAGGAAAAGCAACAACTATTGGTAGAATAAAAATAGGTTGTGGGAAAGTCGGTGGAGATAGATATTTGATGTGTATTTTACCTTCGGGACGCCGTTTATGCTATTTTCACCCATCAATGCAGTTAGGAAAGTTTGATCGAATGAACGTTACTTATGAAGGTATTGGAACATCTAAAAGATGGGGTCGACTTGACTCATATGGACCAAAGTTTGTGGAAAATATTGTACAGGCAACCGCAAGGGATTTACTTGCCGAGGCTATGATAAGGCTAGATATAGCAGGTTACAAAATAGTTATGCATGTGCATGATGAAGCTGTGGCTGAGGCACCAATGGGTTTTAGAAGTGTCAAGGAAATGTGCGACATAATGGCAATAAATCCAGTTTGGGCAGATGGTTTGCCACTTAAAGCAGATGGGTATGAATGTAAATTCTATAAAAAGGAATGAGAATATGATTATTTCAGTAGCAAATTCACGTAAAACAAAGACGTGGAAAAATATAGAACTATCATGGGAGCAGTTTTTAGAAAAAGTAAAAGTTACAAGGCACACTGCCGAGAGTATGGCAGAATATAGGAAAATGAGCAAGTTGCAGCAAGATGATCTTAAGGATATTGGTGGTTATTTAGGTGGTTCGCTTAAAGATGGTAAAAGACGTGGTGCGAATGTAGAGTACAGAAGTTTGTTGACACTGGATTTGGACTATGCACCAGTTGACTTTTGGGAGGATTTTACCTGTCTATTTGATTATAAGGCATGCATTTATTCAACACATAAACACACCCCCGACAAGCCACGCTTACGGCTTATATTGCCACTTGCGAGGAATGTTTCTTGTGATGAATATGTGGCTATTTCAAGGCTTATAGCAAAGGATATTGACATTGAGTATTTTGATGACACAACATATCAACCTCAAAGGTTAATGTACTGGCCCAGTACTTCTTGTGATGCTGAGTTCATATTTGAGCACCAAGACGGGCCCATTATTGATCCGGATTACCTATTGTCGAGATATAAAGATTGGCATGATACAAGGGAGTACCCTGTTAGCAGTAGGCAGTCAGTGATAATTAATAAAGCAATTGCCAAGCAGTCTGACCCATTGGCAAAAGAGGGTATGGTCGGTAGCTTTTGTAGGGCTTATGGCATAGAGGTGGCAATATCAGAGTTCCTATCAGACATATATGAACCAAGCACAATGGAAGGTCGCTATGATTATATACCAGCTGATAGCAGTTCTGGTGTTGTTGTTTATGATGATAAGTTTTGCTTTTCGAACCATGCAACTGACCCTGCTTGTGGTAAGCTCTGCAATGCGTTTGATTTGGTTCGAATACATAAGTTTGGGGATTTGGATATTAAAATAGACGATGAGACCTCACCTGGTAAACGACCATCTTTTCAAGCAATGCAAGAATTATGTATTAAAGACGATGGTGTTAAAAAGCAACTGGCTATAGAGAGAACTGCTCAAGCAAATGAGGACTTTATAACCGTTGATGAGGATTGGCAAACTATGCTTGCTGTCAATAAAAAAGGCGATGTTGAAAATACGTTAAAGAACTTGATTGTAATACTTGAAAATGATGAATTTATGAAAAACATTGTATTTAATCAACTGCTCGATGGAATGGAAATTAAAGGTAGCATTCCATGGCAACACCCAAGTAAATATTGGCGTGATGCAGATGATGCACAGCTAACTGCATATATTGACAGTAAATATGGAACATTCTCAAAACAAAATTACTTAACCGCTATCACAAAAGTTACTGATGACCGCAGTTATCATCCTGTTAAAAAATATTTAGATGCACTGCCTGAGTGGGATAATGTTCAACGATTGGAGATCTTGCTTATTGAATATTTAGGTGCAAATGACAACGATTATACAAGGCAGGTTACCAGAAAGGTTATATGTGCAGCGGTAGCAAGGATATATAAGCCTGGAATTAAGTTTGACCCGATGCTTGTTTTGGTTGGTGCGCAAGGTATCGGTAAAAGCACACTATTTGCAAAATTGGGTAGGGATTGGTACTCCGACAGCTTATCAATTGCCGATATGAAGGATAAAACTGGTGCTGAAAAGTTGCAGGGTTGCTGGCTTGTTGAGGTGTCAGAGCTTGCGGGCATTCGTAAGGTGGAAAGCGAAACAGTGCGTTCTTTTGTTAGTCGTCAGGATGATAAATACAGAGCAAGTTACGGTAGGCGAGTAGAGCCACATCCCCGTCAGTGTATTTTAGTGGGTAGTACCAATGCTCAAGCAGGTTTTCTACGCGATTTAACAGGAAATAGGCGTTTTCTACCTGTTAATGTTGGTGTTGGTAATAAAAAGGTATGGGATATGACCAGTGATGATGTAGATTTAATATGGTCAGAAGTCTTGCATTATGTCAAAGCTGGTGAATCGCTTGACATTCCTGATTCAATTAAGGAAATTGCAGTTGAGGAGCAACGTAAAGCCCTTGAATCGGACGACAGGGAAGGCTTAATAATTGAGTATATGAATATGCTTTTGCCTGATAACTGGGATAGTTTAAGCCTTATGGATAGACGAAACTTTATACACAATAAAGACTTTGGAACACCTGTGCAAGGTACTCTAAGGCGTCAAAGAGTTTGCCCAATGGAAATATGGTCTGAACTGTTTTGCAAGGATGCAGCTAATCTAAAAAAGATTGATTCCTACGAAATTAATGCAATGCTTTCAAAGATAGATGGTTGGGAAAAGGCAGAAAAGCTCATAACTTTTCCACTTTATGGGCGACAAAGAGGGTATATATTGGAACAAGACGAACAAGTTTAAATTGTTGTTCTAAGCTTTGTTCGTGCAAAAAACCCTTATGAATAGCAATGGATTTTGAAAAACGAACAAGTGAACAAGATTATATATATAGAGATAATATATTTATATAATAGTAGTAAATATAACACGTATAAAACGTGCACGCACGTATAGGGAATAACTGTTCACTTGTTCACTTGTTCATCAAAAAAATGGAGGAAAAAATGTTAGAAAAGCAGATAGAAAGCCACTTGAGGTGCAAAATAAAGAGTATCGGTGGTCTGGCATTAAAATTTATATCACCAAATTACAGTGGTATGCCGGACCGCATTGTATTACTTTCACATTGTAGGATTTACTTTGTGGAATTAAAGAGCAAAGGAAAAAAGGCTTCGCTCAAGCAGGCGAAAGTGCATGGTATGCTCAGGGATTTAGGGTTTGAAGTGTTAGTGCTTGATAGCAAGGTGGCTGTTGATGAATTTGTAGATGGGGTGAAACATTGTGACCAAAGATGATATGCACGAGTACCAAAATTATTGTGTAGAATTTATTATAAAAAATAATGCTTGTGGTCTGCTTTTAGACTGTGGATTAGGAAAAAGTGTAATAACACTTACTGCCATTGTTGAACTTTTGCACAATACTTTTGAAGTAGGAAAAGTGTTAGTGGTAGCCCCTCTACGTGTAGCAAAGGACACTTGGTCAAATGAATGCGCTAAGTGGGAGCATTTAAAGCATATAAAAATTTCAAAAATACTCGGGAATAAGGATGAACGCATAAGAGCGATTAACCGCAAAGCTGATATTTATATAATAAATCGTGAAAATGTAGCTTGGCTTGTGGGTCATTACAAAAAGAGTTTCCCATACGATATGGTGGTACTTGATGAACTATCAAGTTTTAAAAGCTCAAAGGCAGAAAGGTTTAAGGCTATAAAGTTAGTTAGGCCATACATAAAACGAATTGTAGGACTTACTGGAACCCCAGCACCCAATGGTCTTCAAGATTTATGGGCGCAAATATATTTGTTAGATAAAGGTGAACGGCTTGGTAGGTTTATAGGGAAATACAGGAGAGATTACTTTTCATGCTTTAGACTACCAAATACTAACATTGATATAAAATTTACCCCAATAGCTGGGGCTGAACAAGCAATATATGACAAGTTAAGTGACATCTGCGTTAGTATGAAAGCGGTTGATTATATAACAATGCCTGAGAGAATTGATAACTTTGTAGAGGTAATCCTTGATGATAAAGAGCAGAAACTCTACACACAATTAGAACGTGATGCACTTTTGCCATTTGCAACTGGTGATATTGATGCAGTTAATGCAGCAGTACTTGCAGGCAAACTCCTGCAAATGGCTAATGGTACGGTTTATGATGAGAATAAAAAAGCGAAATACATTCATGATAGAAAGCTTGATGCCTTAGAGGATTTAATTGAAAGTGCAAATGGTAAGCCTGTACTTATATTTTATAACTTTAAACACGATAAAGAGCGAATTGCAACAAGATTTAATGCAATTGACTTGAAAGATAGCTGTGATGCTTGGAATAGAGGGGAAATACAGGTTGCGATGGCTCAACCGGCAAGTGTAGGTCATGGGCTTAATCTTCAAGATGGTGGTAGCATTATAATCTGGTTCGGTCTTAATTGGAGTTTAGAACTGTACTTGCAAGCCAATGCAAGATTGTGGCGACAAGGTCAGAAAAACACAGTGGTCGTTCACCATATTGTAACAAAAGGCACAATGGACGAGAGTGTTATTGCAGCTATCAGAAAAAAAGAAAAAGGACAAGCAGAGCTTATGCAGGCTTTGAAAGCTAAAATTGGAGGTGTAAAATGCAATTAAGAAGATTCACTAAAATAGTTATACGCAAAGAAACAGCGATTGATGACCCAGTATTACCAAATTATTTAGGTCTGTTAGCTTGCATATTACATAAAAAACTGACGGTGGCAAAGGCTTTAACACTTATGGAGCTAAGTTCCCATATGGAATCAGAGACCATGGGAGAACAGGTTAAAGCAAAACGGCAAACAGGAAGACATGAGCTTGGAGGTGTAAAATGTTGATTAGCTGTTGGATTTGCGGAGAGCCAGTTGAAATTCTTGAAGAAAAATATCATAATCCTTATAATTTATCAGTAATAAAAAATGCTTGGGTAAAAAGGAAAAATCTGCACAAACGTATATTTTGTGAAAAATGCAAAGTTCAGCATATCAAATTAAAAAATGAAAGAGCACAGTTATATAAAAAGATTACTTCGCAGATAATGATTGAACATGCAATAGCCTCGTTAGAAATTCAAAATGTTAATGTTTACAAATATCGCCAATCAATTAACACTATTATCGACATTATAGAGAAAAACATTTATAAATTTAAAAGTTCACATGAAATTGTTTTAACAACAATTTTCATCTATCATCAAATAGAGTATAGTGTGAATTTTAAGATTGGTAAATATACGGTTGATTTTTATCTACCAACATTCAAAGTTATTTTAGAGGTTGATGGTCATTTGCATAATTTGGATATAAACAAAGTATTTGATGCAAATAGAGACATTGAGTTAAGGAATCTTTTGGGCAGCGACTGGGAGGTGTTGCATATACCAACAAAATATGTTGATAGCGATGCTGAAAAAATACCATTTATCATAACTAAAATGAAAAGTGCTATACAAAAAGCTCGTAGTGAAAACAGTGGTATTTTGCCAGAAACATTTGCTAAAAGATATAAATCCTATTACTGCAAGGTGTTAAGGGATAAAGGTGGTGTGAAACAATGATAGCTTGGAAATACTTAGATAAACAGACGGCAACAGTAAGTGTATTAAACGATTTTGAGAATATGACTTGTATTATTAGCCTAACACCTGATGGGATAAAAGCTGTCGAAGATGATATGGTAAGTCCAAGAGGTAGTAGCGTTGATGATATGCCACACGCTCGTAATCTGCACAGCCACGAAGATAAGGTGCTTAACAGCATTAACAAGATCGATGTGCTTAAAGAACGATATAAACAAGCACTTGAATTTATGAATTGGTTCAAACCTGCATGGGATACTCTAAGTGAAGAAGAACAAATAATTCTTAGCGAGTTTTATTTGGTGACAGGAAGTAAGACGGGTGTAGTGGGGAATTTAAGCGAGAAGTTGTATATAGATCGCTCTAATGTATACAGAAGAAAAGAAAAAGCCTTGGAGCATTTAACAGTTTTATTATACGGTTATTAACAGCGCGATTTTTGTGCGACGACTTTAGCTGATACATGTGTTATAATAATAGAGTCGAAAAATATATAAAACATATAGCTATTAAAATTTCCCAAAACACTTTTAATTTTTAAATTAATGTGTTAAAATATAGGTAGAGAGTAGGTGTTGAGTATGCGCATCCCGAAGATATATCTTGAAACAACAATTTTTAACTTTGTATTTGCTGATGATGCCCCTGATAAGAAAGAGGCAACCATAAAGCTGTTTGAGGAAATTGCAAAAGGTAAGTATGAGGCATACACTTCGTATTATGTTGTGGAGGAACTTGAAAAGGCCTTTGAACCTAAAAGGAGCAATATGTTAGAACTAATAAAGCAATACAACGTTAGCATATTGGAGGTAAGCCCTGAAGCGGAAAGATTGGCAGATATTTATGGAAAGAATGGCATAATACCTGAAAAATATCATACGGATGGCATTCATATAGCGGTTGCAACTGTAAACAATATGAATTATATTATAAGCCTTAATTTTAAACACATTGTGAAGGTTAAAACAATTGAAACAACAAAAGCTATAAATATTCTTGAAGGCTATAGAGAGATAAGCATTTATTCCCCAATGGAGGTGATTGATTATGATGAGAACTGAGCCAAAAGCTTTGCAGGAAGTACACGAAATAAGGGCTAAAATGTGGGAAGAATTAAAAAATTACACCCCCGAGCAGAGGTCGGAACTTATTAACAAGCGTGGAAGTGAGATTGCAGAAAAATATGGTTTTAAAATGGCGAATAAGGTTAAATCCTAAACCTATTAAAATCAAATAATTCTTAGTGAGTTTTATTTGGTGGCAGGAAGTAAGACGGGTGTAGTGGGGAATTTAAGCGAGAAGTTGTATATAGATCGCTCTAACGTATACAGAAGAAAAGAAAAAGCTTTGGAGCATTTAACAGTTTTATTATACGGTTATTAACAGCGCGATTTTTGTGCGACGACTTTTCATTAAAACTGTGTTATGATGTTATTATAGAAAAACATATAAACGTTAAAGCCTTTGGAGGACTACCTCTAATGGCTTTTTTTGTTACCCTTTTTTAGGAGGTGGTTAAAATGCCAATAAGTCCAAAGAAACCTTGCAGACACCCTGGGTGTCCAGAGCTAACCGACAAAAGCTACTGTCCGCAGCACAGCAAGTTATACGAAAAACAACGTGGCTACCCAAATGAACGTGGCTATGACGGAAAGTGGCGTGCAATACGTAGACGATATTTGATAGCATATCCGTTGTGCTTAGAATGTATGCGAACAGGTGGGTTGGAAACAGCAACAGAGGTTCACCACATTGTTGCAATTCGAAATGGTGGAACGAATGATTATGGTAATCTTGTGTCACTCTGCAAATCTTGTCACAGTAAAATAACTAGGAAACATCAACGTGAGTATATTTATTAAAACAGTTGAAACCTGCTAAGCGTTTAAATAATAGGTGTAGGACCCACTAGGGCGGGGTCTATTACCTACAATTCAGATATGAAATGACCGCAGCCCAGGGCCACGCAAAAAATCGCAGTTTCAAGAAGGGGAATAGGGCTCGTTTCAAGTTGCCGATTAACCCAGTGTTTATGCAGGCTGTGGGTGTTTACAAAAAATACCAATATGAATTTTAATCAAGTTTTAATCAAGTTTTCAACAAATTTTAATCAAGTTTAACTTTATTTTTGGCTTTTTTTATTTTATTTATAATTTTATGGGGGTGATAATTGTGGCAAACGGACACGGAGGAGCAAGGGCAGGTTCGGGCAATAAAAAGAAAGCGTTAGCAGATAAACTTTTAGAAGGCAATCTAGGCAGGCGAAAAATAAAGGTGATAGATTTTGGTGAGATAACTGATATACAAGGCGTAACGATGCCAAAGCCTAAAGATTATCTATCGGCACAACAAAGAGATGGCAAAGAGCTAATTGCAAAGGAAATATATGAGGCTACATGGGAGTGGGTAAATGAAAGGGGTTGTGCAAATTTAATTAACCCACAAATTATCGAGCAATATTCTGTGGCGGTGGCAAGAGCGGTTCAGTGTGAAGAGGCAATATCAACTTATGGATTTTTAAGTAAGCACCCAACATCTGGCAATCCAATTCAGTCACCGTATGTACCAATAGCGCAGAGCTATTTAAAACAGGCAAATAGTATTTGGTTTTTAATTTACCAAGTGGTTAAGGAAAACTGCTCGTCAGATTATAAGGGCGGATCGCCTGCTGATGATGATCCTATGGAACGCTTGCTTAGATCTAGGGGGCTTTGATAAACATGATAATACAAAAAATAAAGTCAGAAATGTTAAACCCAGCCGAGTACAATCCACGTAAGAATTTAAAGCCTGGTGACAAAGAGTATGAAAAATTAAAAAAATCAATTGAGACCTTTGGATACATAGAATTAGTGGTATGGAATAAACGCACTGGTAATGTTGTATCAGGACATCAAAGGTTAAAGATATTGCAGGAATTAGGTTATTCAGAAATTGAGTGCATAATTATTGATGTCGATAGTGATAACGAAAAGGCTCTCAATATAGCAATGAATAAAATTGGCGGTGAATGGGACGAAGACAAGCTCGCTTCACTTATTGCAGACCTTGACAGCAATGCATTTGATGTTTCAGTTACTGGTTTTGATGCCGCCGAGGTTGAAGAGCTTATGGATAAATTTTATTCCAAAGATGCAGTTCAAGATGAGTTTGATGTTGATAAGGTTAAAGAGAATATTGAAGCCACAGGTGCTATTACTCAAAAGGGAGATATATGGCTCCTTGGAAATCACAGGCTTATGTGCGGAGATAGTGGATCGGCAGAGGATTTAACAAAGCTAATGAGTGGCAAGCATGCACAATGTGCTATAACATCTCCACCTGATGAGGTTGGTAAGAATTATGAAAAAGATGGCATTGAGCCTTGGCTTGAAACAATGAGGGTCGTTATAAAAAATATAACAAAGCACGCTGATGTTATCTGCTGGCAGATGGTGGATTTGTTATGTACCGGCACACAGTTTATTGAGCCGACTGGTTTTTATAGTATTCAGATGTTTGCGGATAATGGATTTAGACCTATTTGGATAAGGATTTGGAAAAAACAAAGCATGAGTTCAGGTGTTGCACCATACCACTTGGCAACAAATAAACCTGCTCCGCAATATGAATATATTACAGCTTTTGCAGGAAAAGAAATAGAAGAATATAACGACCAAGAGTATGTTTGGCTATCAGCTTTTGCTGGGCACAGCTATAAATTTGCAAAACGTCTCACAAAAGATGAACGAAAAAAATGGGGCTATGCAGGCATATGGGAAATGACAGCTGTAAGGACAAAGAAACAGCACCCAGCCATGTTTCCAGTTGAGCTTCCTTGGCGTTGTATTAAAATGCACAGTGATAGAGATGGCATTGTACTAGAGCCATTTAGTGGAAGTGGTACTACAATTATAGCAGCAGAACAAACCGATAGATGCTGTTATGCAATGGAAGTATCCCCTGTTTATTGTGATTTAGCAATTAAGCGTTGGGAAGAATTTACAGGCGAAAAGGCTGTAAGAATGGAGGGAAAAAATGAACATACAAAAAATATTGATTAGTAAACTTAACCCTGCAAAATATAATCCTCGTAAAGATTTAAAGCCGGGAGATGCAGAATACGAGAAGTTGAAAAGGTCTATTTTGGAGTTTGGATTTGTAGAACCTGTAATTTGGAATAAGGCTACAGGCAATATAGTAGGCGGTCATCAGAGATATAAGGTGCTAAAAGGACTTGGCTATAACGATATAGAATGTGTGGTGCTTGATATTGATGAGCAAAAGGAAAAAGCATTAAATATAGCTCTTAATAAAGTAAGCGGTGATTGGGATAAGCCTCTTCTAACTGATTTACTTAAAGAACTAGACACTGTAGGTTTTGATGTATCACTAACGGGTTTTGATATTGCAGAATTGAACGAACTTTTTGGTGAGCCTTACACAAAAGAAGATGATTTTGATGCAGAAGCAGTAGCATCAGAAATAAAAACACCAATTACACAGCCAGGTGATGTTTGGCGTTTGGGTAAGCACCGCTTAATTTGTGGTGACAGCACTAAAACTGATGATGTTGCTAAACTTATGAATGGGATTGAAGCTGATTTAGTTTTAACCGATCCCCCATATAATGTTGACTACCAAGGAGGAACGGTTGAAAAACTAAAAATTCAAAATGACAAAATGTCTGATGAACAATTTTTGCAGTTCTTGATAGATGCATTTGCGAGAATGTATGAGTTTTCTAAAAAGGGTGCGGCAATCTATGTCTTTCATGCAGACAGCGAGGGGTATAATTTTAGGACAGCTTTTAAACTTGCAGGGTATCAGCTTAGACAGTGTTTGATATGGGCTAAAAATGCTTTTGTTCCGGGCAGGCAAGATTACCAGTGGCAACACGAACCAATACTTTATGGCTGGAAAGATGGAGCCAGTCATTCATGGTACGGTGGACGCAACCAAGCAACAGTTGTTAAGTTTGATAAACCAAGTCGCAATGGTGAACACCCAACGATGAAACCGCTTGCACTTTGTGGACAGTTAATTATGAACTCAAGCAAAGAGGGGGATATTGTTCTCGATACATTTGGTGGTAGCGGTTCTACACTTATTGCCAGCGACCAGACAGGCAGAACATGTTACATGGCTGAGCTTGACCCAAAATACTGTGATGTTATAGTAAAAAGGTATATAGCTCAGGTTGAAACGGATAAGGAAGTGTTTCTTATTAGGGGCGAAAACAAAACAAAGTATATTGATATACCAAAGGAAGGTGCTTAATTATGACCTTCCTTGATTTTTTTGCTGGTATAGGTGGTATGAGAAGTGGTTTAGAGCTTGCAGGTCATAAATGCATTGGATTTTGCGAAAAAGATAAATATGCTATTTTAGCATATAACGCTATGTATAATACAGATGGAGAGTGGTTTGAAAATGACATCACAAAAATTAACACCGATAAAATCCCCAAAGCAGACATATGGACAGGAGGTTTTCCATGCCAAGGGGTTTCAGCCGCGGGGCTTGGCAGAGGGCTTAGAGACGAGCGAAGTGGATTATATTTTGAATTTATTAAACTCATCAAAAGTGTCAAAGAAGAAAATAAACCCCGATGGGTTATCATTGAAAACGTTAAGAATTTATTGTCAATTAATGTCGGAATTGACTACCTTGATGTTCTGTGTGAGTTGGACGAAGCAGGGTACGATGCGTCTTGGCAAGTTATCAACACCAAAGATTATCTACCCCAAAACAGAGAACGGATATTCATTGTCGCTGAAAGACGTGTTGCTGGAAGAAGTCCCATCGAAATATTACCTATCACAAGAAAAGGCACAAATGCTAATATCAAGGTTATAGGGGATATTGCAGAGCCGTCTTGGATAGAGCATATGCGCAGGGTGTATTCAGAGGACGGTATTTCACCATGCCTTAGCACTTGCTCTGGTGGCAATTTACAACCTAAAATACTAATTGACGGTTGTCAGGGTAACAAGGTTTATGATACAGATGGTATTGCTACCTGTATCACAAGTCAAGGTGGTGGTTTAGGAAGGCATACTAATTTATATTGCATAGACCAATCTACAGTTAAATCAAAAATAACAGATACAGCAAGGTGTATTACAGCAAGGCTAACCGCAGGGATAGTAAACAGAACTGCACAAAACAGCGGTGTTATTGAGGTAATGCCTGTTTTAACTCCTGATAGAGTGAATAAACGTCAAAATGGTAGACGTATAAATGATGATAAAAATGCACCAAGTTACTGTATCACAGCTTCAGACCAACACGGCATTGCAATTATAAATGACCGTGGTACATATGGCGAAGAGCTAAAAACTAATGAAATTTGCCCTGCAATTCTTGCAACAGATTTCAAGGGCCCAAAAAAAGTTATTGATATGAATAATTGTAGAATAAGAAGGCTTGTACCACAAGAATGCTATCGCCTCCAGGGATTTTCAGACGAACAATTTTTCGAAGCACAATCCGTGCTATCTGATGCCCAATTATATAAGACCGCGGGCAATGCTATAAGCGTTCCAGTAGCATATGGGATAGGCAAAAAGCTTGCTGAAATAGATAGCTGATATGAACAATAGTATGTTGTATTTTTTGTGTAGTTTACAGTTATATATAACTGGCTATGACCTTTAATTAACGCTAATATACCCATAGCCTTGTAAAATCAGGGTAATATAATAATGGGAGTGTTAGCAATGGACGAAAAATTATCAGGAATTGCATACTTTTTGAGAGATGCAAGAAGGATTGATGAACTTGAGAAATTGAGGGAGGAGAAGGTTCGGCAGAGAATAAGTGCTAAACAGTACATAGTAGAAAAAGTTATAGAGTTAAGTAAAATAGATTTCGAGAACTTTTCCACGGATTTATTAGCAGAAAGGCAGTTTATTACAGATAATCTTAATCTAATGTTTGTGGACGATGATAAAACCTGGCATTGTCTGTATGTGGTTCAAATAGGGAGCGGAAATTCAGGGATATTAGTTCAAAGCAAAAAATGTGAATTTCCCAAATATACTGCGTTGTATCAAAGATAACGAAAATAAAGTCGAAGGGGAAATTAGAATTGAACGATATAACTATGATAGCAACAGCCAGAGGCTTAACGCAAACAGCTATTGAGAAAATTTTAGTATTAGGGCAGGAAGATTCAAAACCACACATTGAAAAGCTAAGGGAAGTCTTGGAAGATATGATTGGCTTTTGGGATTTTGATAAGGGGCTGCTTAATGATTTTGATTCAACGATAGCTGAGGTCTTGATGGACAAACACGTTCAGGACAATTGAACGGTGGCGTTAGATATTTGAAGGGAGCCATGTAATGAAAGCAATTACTGTAAGGGAGCTTATTATAGCTTTAAAAGCACTAAATAAGCCAAATGCACTGGTAGCAATATCCATTGACAGCGAGGGGAATGGTCAGTCACATATTGCAAATGAGCAATTTTTATCCGAAGGGTATATGACCCCTAAACTTGGATACAATGAATTTTATGATACGCAAAAAGAAGGCACTAAGCCTACTATTTTGCTATTCGGAACTAATTAATGGGGGGCAGCGATAATGGATAAAAAAGTAGAAATAAGCTCGGACGGAGAGTGCGTATGTTTTGCATTTGTGCCTTCGGAAGAAATAATCAGCGAATTGACAAATTTGGTTAAAAAGGAATGGGGCAAAAAGGATACCGATATTTTAAAAACAGAAATATTCGTTAATTTTAATACATCTATTGACGATGACACTGGCATTTTTGATATTTGGTTTTCTTTTGATGAATATAGCAATTTGTATGTAATAGACCGCAAAGTACACAATGAGCTTTACACCAAAGTTATTGTTGAAATGCTAATGGTGCAAAAAGAGTTATACGAGGAAGGGACAATGAATAATAATGGATGATTTTTTTAACCGAACTACTTGCACTCATTGTGGTGGCCCACTTACTAATGGGAGAATTTGTTCAATGTTTAGTACTGACTGCATTTGTATTTCGTGCTCTGACAAAGAAAGACAAGACCCAGACTACAAAAAAGCAGTTGAGGCTGACCACGAACAGATAAGGAAAGGTAATTATAATTATGCAGGTCTGCGAGGTGGCAAGGTAAAATGACAAATTACGAATTATTAAAAAAATACGACACTTTAGACGATTTTCATAACTGGATTTATGTGGAATGCAAAAAGACTGGCGAAAGGTATATCGCATCGTTTAATTTCAAAGGTCAAATTGCATTAACCCACTCAGACCCTCGCCTTACCATTATTGCACAAGAAAAACAATTTGATAGTGATTATATAATTGAACGCATAACAAACCATTTTGGTGATAAATGTTACTATGAGGCGGTGCTGTAAAATGACAAAAAATGAAATATCCGCAAGAGCTGAGGCGGTACTTATGGGTTTGTTTATACCAGTAAAAGGTGATGCTGTGGCAATCAAAGGCATATTAAACTATTTAGATATATTTTTCAAAAATACTAATAATGCAGGAATAGATGCCGATGAGGTATTAAGGTTAGCATTTAGGTATGTGGAAGATAAAACAACAGTTATAACGCACATTGGTGTTAACACCTTAGACGATATGGTTCTAATTACAATGCCACTTAAAACATCAGAGGAAATAGCACAATGTGGCTATACGTTGGATTCGAAAGATGGTGAGTTCTGCTATTGCTATAATGTTACATACCCTGACTGCTCTGAACTCGGATATAGCTATTTTAATAAAGATGATTTAGGATACAGAAGGGTGGGGTAAAAATTATGAGCAATATCTTATCAGACAAGGTAATCGAACAAATTATTGTTATAAAAAATGAAGGTAAGTTCAATATGTTCTTGGCGGCAGAAGTACAACATGAGGCACACCTTAAAAACTTTGATGAACTATACTTTCTGATTGAATACCATAAAAAGGAATATTCGAGATTTATACTTACTGGGGAAAGATAACAAAAAGCAATACTTTTTAAAAGGCACTCAATTTTAAGTTGGGGGCCTTTTTTGTTGCTCATTTTACTCGAAGGAGGCGATTGTTATTGCGAAAAGAAAGAACGAAATCTTTACTCCTACAAAATTTGCACTGCCAACATCAACCTATGATAACAATAAAGCTGAATATGCAATCGCTTTCATTGAAAGTTTAAGGCACACCAAGGGCGAGTGGTACAATAAGCCTTTCAAACTACTGCCTTGGCAAAAAGAAATTGTTCGTAATGTATTTGGGGTGATAAAACCTAACGGATATAGGCAATTTACTACTGCATATGTCGAAGTGGCTAAGAAACAAGGTAAAACAGAGCTTGGAGCAGCACTTGCGCTGTATATGTTAATGGCTGACGGTGAATACGGTGCGGAAATATACTCGTGTGCAGCTGATAGAGCACAGGCAAGCTTAATATATACTGTTGCGGTTGATATGATTAGCTTATCTACAGCACTGAGTAAAAGGCTCAAGGTTATGGCATCACAAAAGCGTATCGCCTGCGCAGATACGAATAGTTTTTATCAGGTTCTATCAAGCGAGGCGTATTCAAAGCACGGCATAAATCCTCATGCGGTTTTATATGATGAGCTTCATGTTGCAAACAGGGAGATGGCAAGGGTTATGCTTCATGGTGCATCTGATGCAAGAAGGCAACCTCTAAATTTCCTTATTACTACTGCTGGTAATGATATGCATAGTATTGGGTATGAAATGCATTCTAAAGCGGTGGATATTTTAAAAGGCAGAAAGACTGACTATACGTTTTTCCCCACCATTTATGCTGCTGATGAAAATGATGATTGGACAAAACTTGCAACATGGAAAAAGGCTAATCCAAGCCTTGGAGTTACTGTTGATGCTGAAAAGTTGGCTATTGCCTGTGAAAATGCAAGGCAAAATCCATCTGAGGAAAACTCATTTAAACAGCTAAGATTGTGCCTTTGGGTGAAGCAATCTGTACGTTGGATGCCGATGCATGTTTGGGATAAATGCAATTTTACAGTAGATGCAGAAAGCCTAAGAGGTCGTGAGTGCTATGCAGGGCTTGATTTGTCAAGTACAACAGATATAACAGCATTGGTATTAGTATTTCCGCCACTTGATGATGATGATAAATATCAAATTCTACCATTCTTTTGGCTGCCAGAAGAAACAATACCTTTAAGAGTAAGACGTGACCATGTTAATTATGATGCTTGGGAAAAACAAGGTTATATAAAGTCTACTGAAGGGAATGTTGTTCATTATGGTTTTATTGAAGCTTTTATTGAGGAGCTCAATACAAAATATAATATAAAGGAAATTGCATTTGACCGTTGGAACGCAACCCAAATGACACAAAACCTTGATGATTTCGGCTTTACGGTTGTGCCATTCGGGCAAGGCTACAAGGATATGAATGGACCAACAAAGGATCTTATGCGACTAACTCTATCAGAAAAAATAGCTCACGGTGGACAGCCTGTACTTAGGTGGAATATGGATAATATTTTTATTAAAACAGACCCAGCAGGTAATATTAAGCCTGATAAAGAAAAAAGTACCGAGAAAATTGATGGTGCGGTGGCACTAATAATGGCTTTGGATAGGGCTATAAAATGTGAGAACACAGGTGGTTCAGTTTATGATACACGAGGTATTTTAAGTATTTAGAATTATTTAAAATTTTTTCAGTAATAATTCAAAAATCCGTTTGACATTCTATCATAATTATGATAGAATTACAGCGTAATAATATTTTTATGGAGGTTTTTTTATGCCAGTTATAAGACCACTTACGGATTTGAGAAACAAATTTACTGAACTATCTAATATTGTCCATGCTAAACAAGAACCAATATTTCTAACAAAAAACGGCACAGGAGATATGGTTGTAATGAGCATTGAGTATTATGATAAGCAAATGGCATTAAATGAAATACGCACCAAATTGGCTGAAGCTGAGGCGGAGATAGCAAACGGAGTCGAATTAATACCTCATAAGGAAGCAATGCAGAATTTAAGGGAGCGTATTAATGGAAAGTCAGTATAAAATAAAATATACGCCAATATCACTTAATGATTTAAAAGAAATAATTGATTATATAATGCTTGATTCACCGACTGCTGCTAATAAAATGCTAGATAAAATAGAAGAAGCTATTTCTAAACTTGCATTGTTTCCTAATATGTGTCCATATTTTGAAGATTCTGCATCAGAGAAAAAATACAGATGTTTAGCAATAGGGAATTACAATGTTTTCTATGTAGTATTAGGTGATACAGTGCAAATAATGCGTATCCTTCATGGCAAAAGACAAATTGAAGCTTTATTGCAATAATTTAATAAACCAGAAGCATCTTCAAAATAATTGAAGGTGCTTTTTATTACCCATTTTTAAGGATGTGATGCGCTTGAAAGTACCATTTTTACAACGTTTTTTTAATTCAAGAGCAAGCCCCACTAATGATTTCTTTAGTGGGTTTCTTTATGCCTGTGGTATGTCAGGATCGGGCAAAGCGGTAAATGAACGAACTGCAATGCAAACAACGGCTGTAAACGCCTGTGTCCGCATACTTTCAGAAACTATCGCAAGCTTACCACTACATACATATAATTACACAGATACTGGCAAGGAAAAGGCATATAAACATTCGCTATATTATCTGCTCCACGATGCACCAAACCCTGAAATGACTTCATTTGTGTTTAGAGAAACACTTGTGAGTCATCTTTTATTATGGGGTAATGCCTACACATATATTGTGCGTGACGGCAGAGGCAATGTTATAGAGTTATGGCCACTACTCCCAGACCGTATGCGAGTAGGCAGAATTGGTGATAGTGGCGAGATATATTACTGCTACCAAACAAGTAGTGGTGAACTTAACCTTCGTAAGGACGAGGTTATGCACATACCAGCCCTTGGTTTTGACGGTCTTATCGGCTACTCACCAATATCTATGGCAAAAGAAGCAATAGGACTTTCACTTTCAACAGAGGAATTCGGTGCTAAGTTTTTTGCAAATGGAGCTAACCCAGGAGGTGTGCTTGAGCATCCAGGTGTTGTAAAAGACCCAGCAAGGGTACGTGATTCTTGGAACGCCGTTTATCAAGGGAGCAATAATGCCCATAAGGTAGCAGTTTTAGAGGAAGGTATGTCATATAAACCTATTGGTATACCGCCTGATGCCGCACAGTTCTTGGAAACAAGGAAGTTCCAAATTGCTGAAATATGCAGAATGTTTAGAGTTCCCGCTCACATGGTGGGTGATTTAGAGCGTAGCACTTTTTCTAATATAGAAAACCAATCATTGGAATTTGTTATATATACTATTCGCCCTTGGCTAATTCGCTTGGAGCAAGCAATGGCAAAAAGCCTCTTGCTTCCAAACGAAAGAGGTGTATATTTTCCTAAATTTGCGGTTGAAGGGCTACTTCGTGGCGATTTCAAAACACGAATGGAAGGCTACGCTGTTGCAAGGCAGAACGGTTGGATGAGCGTAAATAACATCAGGGAGCTTGAGGACATGAACCTTATTCCAACGGCAGATGGTGGGGACGATTTTCACGTTAACGGTAATTTTGCAAAATTATCGCAAGCTGGCATGTGGACACAAAAGTATGATGGAAATAATTCGATGAAGGGAGGAACGGGCAATGAATAATAAATTTTGGAACTGGGTAAAATGCGAAGAAAACACACTGCGAATTGACGGTATTATTGCTGAAGAAAGCTGGTGGGGCGATGAAGTTACTCCGAAGCAATTCAAAAGTGAATTGCTTCTTCGCAGTGGGAATATTACAGTATGGATTAATAGTCCGGGCGGCGATGTTTTTGCAGGGTCGCAGATTTATACTATGCTAAAAGAGCATGATGGCAATATAACGGTCAAGGTTGATGGGCTTGCAGCAAGTGCAGCTTCGGTTATAGCTATGGCAGGTGATAGTGTAGAAATGTCACCAAGTGCAATGCTAATGATTCATAATCCTGCAACAATGGTATTTGGTGAAACAGGTGATTTTGAGGGTGCAATTGCTATGCTAAATGAGGTAAAGGAATCAATAATTAATGTTTATGAGCTGAAAACTGGCATGTCAAGGCTAAAGATTTCTAATATGATGGATGCCGAAACGTGGCTCAGTGCAAAAAGGGCTGTTGAAATGGGCTTTGCAGATAAAATGTTATACAAGCCTGAACAGGCTTATGAACAGGCTGATTTTGCTTTCAATTCATTTATGTTTGACAAGCGAACGGTTGTAGCAAGCCTTGCAAACAAGCTGATTAAAAAGAAAGCACCAGAGCAAATACCGCAAAACAGCGATTCGGATTACAAGCAGTTAATGAAAAGGTTAGAACTAATAAAATAAGAGGGGGATTTATATTATGTCAAAAGTTTTAGAAATGAGACAAAACAGAGCCAAGCTTTGGGAGAATACCAAGGCATTTTTAGATGGTAAAAAAGTTGATAATGCACAGCTTTCAGCAGAGGATATGGCTACATACGAAAAAATGGAGGGAGATATTGTTGCAATGGGGCGTGAAATTGACCTTTTAGAGCGCCAAGCAACAATGGAAATGGAACTAAATAAGCCTATAAATCAAGCTATAAAGCCAAATCCAATGGATCACTTGAACAATGAAACCAAAACAGGCAGGGCGACTAATCAATACAAAGATGCATTTTGGAAGAATATGCGTAGCAAGGGTACTAACGGCGAGGTATATAATGCTTTGCAAATAGGGTCTGATGCAGAGGGCGGCTACCTTGTTCCTGATGAATTTGAAAGGACTTTAATAGCATCGCTTGTTGATAATAACATTATGCGTTCCCTTGCAAAGACCATAACCACATCATTCGGCGATAAGATTATTCCTGTGGTTGCGTCCCGTGGTACTGCAACTTGGACTGCTGAGGAAGCTCCAATAGCAGAAAGTGATGATGCATTTGGGCAGATTACCTTGGGCGCTCATAAGTTAGTTACAATGATAAAGATTTCAGAGGAACTATTAAATGACAGTGTTTTCGGCTTAGAATCATATATTGCAAAGGAATTTGCAAGACGTATTGGTTCTGCTGAGGAGGAAGCCTTTATTGTAGGAAATGGTACAGGCAAGCCAACAGGTATAGTAAATATGGCAGAGCTTGGTGTAACAACAGCTGTAAATAATGCTATTACCTTTGACGAAATTATAGATTTGTACTATTCGCTAAGAGAGCCGTACAGAAATAATTCAGCTTGGTTATTAAATGACAGCACTGTTAAGGTTATTCGCAAGCTTAAAGATAGCACAGGGCAATATTTATGGCAACCATCTGTTCAGGCAGGGCAACCTGACACTATATTAAATAGACCAGTAAAAACATCAGTGTTTATGCCAACAATTGCTACTACTGCAAAGGTAATAGCTTTTGGTGACTTCTCAAATTATTGGATTGCAGACCGTCAAGGCAGAGCTTTCCAAAGGTTAAATGAGCTATATGCTGTTAATGGTCAGGTAGGTTTCAAAGCATCAGAGCGTGTAGACGGTAAACTTACCCTTGCTGAATCAGTAAAAGTAATGGCTATGAAGGTGTAGTATGAAAATATTGCTTAAAGTATCATTATCGGGTGTTGATTTTAGTTATTATGCAGGGGAAGAAGCTGATGTTGATGAGGTTGTTGCAAAGCAGTGGATAGATGCAGGTTATGCTGAAACTATAACTGCAACTCCTGCTACAAAAGCTGCTTTAACAAACAAACAAAAATAGAAGATAAAGAATGAGGTGATAAGCTATGAGTCTGCCGATATTGCTTGATGAGGCAAAGTTATTTTTGCGAGTGGATATAACTGATGACGATACATATATCGGCAGCCTTATACCACTTGCCGAGGAATACTGTGAGAATTATATTAGAAAACTTATTCCCGATGAAGTACCACCAAGCATAAAACAGGCGGAACTTCTTCTTATTGGATATTTTTATGAAAACAGGAATGCAACAACCGAGGGTGTGCCAGAGGTGGTACACTCTCTGCTTGCACCATATAGGGAGGCTGTTTGGTGATGTTTAGTAAGCTACGACATAGAGTTATAATACAACAAAATCAGCCAACGATTAATGCATTTGGTGAGGAAACGGAGCAATGGGCAGATATTGCTACGGTTTGGGCAGCGGTTGAGCCAATAAAGGGCAGAGAGTTTTTTGCCGCACAAAAGGAAAATGCAGAAACAACAGTAAGGATTACAATAAGGTATAGAACAAGTATTACAGCAGATATGCGAATCCTGTATGGCAATAAAAATTATGAAATTAATGCCATTATTGACGTGGAAGAAAGGCATGTTGAACTACAATTAATGTGTCAGGAGTTGTTGTGATGCATATAGAAGAAGCATTGGTAAGTCATATTAAGGCAAATGGCATAAGTAGAATATATCCACTGGTACTGCCACAGAAAGTTATATACCCTGCTGTAACATATCAGAAAATTGCAGGAACATTTGAGCATAGCATGGGTGGAGATACTGGTTTTGCATACCCTGATTATCAATTTGTATGTTATGCAAAAACATATACCGAAGTTAAAGAAACAGCAAAAATATTAAGGTTGTTATTGCAAAATCTCTCTGCTGTTATTGGTGAAATAAATATACAAGCAGTATTAATAGAAAATGAGATAGATGATTATGAGTATGAAACTGAACTTTACAGTGTGCTGTTGGAGTTTAGGATATTTTATACAGATAAAATTTAAGGGGGGTTGGCTATGTCGGAATTAGCAGGCAAATTAAACGAGGTATGGGTTCATACAGCCCAAATGACAGGCAGTACGGGGCATAAAATAAATGGTGTAAATGATGCAGGTTATAACAAACTTTGCGAAATATTAGAAATAACACAATTTGGTGATGACTATAAACGCAGAATGGGTGGCATTAAAGACAGTGATGTTTCGCTTAGTGGGCATTATGACCCAGAGGATACAACAGGGCAGGTGTTGTTAGAACCAGGTGATACAGTATATATTGGCATATATCCACAAGGTACAACTGTTGCAGGCACACAAATTCCTGTTATTATAGAAAGCTTTGATTGGAAAGCAGATATTTCAAAGCAGTCATTCTCTGCAAAATTAAGTGGAAACGGTGCTCCAGTAGCACTTCCAGCAAGGGTGTGATGAATTATGGTAGCAGGAAAACAGGCTTCTGTTTATGTAACTGGCGAGCCAATTACAATGACTGACGAAAATACAATGACTGAAGACCATAAAACCTATCAAATATATAATGAAACAAAACGGCTTCTTGACTGCGAAAGCGCTATTGTTGTTAAGGTAAATGGTGTCCAAGGTAGCAGTGGTTTTAAAGTCAATTATCTACTTGGTAAGGTTATATTTACAACTGCAAGAAATGAAGATGTTGTTACAATAAGCGGAAAATATATACCGAAATCATTAGCCGTTACAGCACATGAGTTTAGTTTTGGAAAAGGTGTTGATGTTGGTGATGTTACAAGGTTTGGTGATACGCATAAACGAAAGCTACCAATGCAAAAGTATGCGTATGGCACAATATCGAAGTGGGATGTGACTGATACATTCTTTACAGATGCACTTTTGTCCGCTACACCAAAATATATAATATTTGATAGCGGTACGGTGGGAACAGAGCCAAAAATAGTATTAGCACTTTTTGAGAAGGAAGAAATAAAGGCAGCCGTTGGTAACCCACAGGATGCGACAGTCGGATTTATTTCGGCAAATGAACAAATATCATAAATTGGAGGGAAAATATAATGGGTAAAGATTTAAGAGGGTTGATTCTTGGCACACAAGATATTACAAAGGAAAAGGTGCATATTACAGAGTGGGATGTTGATGTTTTTGTAAAAGGTCTAACAGGAGCAGAGCGTGATTCATACGAACAGTCGCTATTTATTGTTAGTGAACATGGGAAAAAAGTCGATGTTAAAATGAACCGTGCAAACCTTAGGGCAAAGCTACTGGTAAAAACAATCTGTGATGAAGATGGAAACCGCATATTTGCTGATGGCGATGTTGAAGTCTTGGGTGCAAAATCTGCATCTGCGCTTGATAAATTGTTTGAAGTGGCTCAAAGGCTGTCAGGACTTTCGGACAAAGATGTGGAGGAATTAGAAAAAAACTCCAACAGCGAGGCATAAGGTTTTTTGCATATAGCCTCGCTGAAGCATTGCATATTCTTGATGTTGATGATGTGCTTGCCTTGCCATCTTGGAAATTAGAGGAATGGAAAGCGTACTTTCGTATATGTGAGCGTATGCGTGATGAGGAAACCCAGCAGGACGATAAATATGATAAGGCTAAAAACGCTGCTAAAAATGGGGGTTGGAATTAATGTCAAAAGATAATCAAGCCCAAATTGATGCAACTATAAAAACTCTTAAAAAGCTTGGTGAAAAGGCTGATGTGGCAATTGATACATACCTTGTAAAAGGTGCAAAGGTTTTGCAGGATGAATCTAAAGCCAATGTTTATCGTGTGCTTAAAAGGCGTTCTGGTAAATTGCAGGAAAATATTAAAATTGGTGATATTCGTGATAGTAGCAAGGGTAAGTCTATTGTCGTGGGTACAGATAAGGGTGATAGGTCTGAAAGCTTTTATGGTAAGTTTGCAGAGTATGGAACTTCGAGGCAAAAGGCTAAGCCGTGGCTTCGCCCTGCTATGATAGCTAAAGAAAATGAACTTGAAAAAATGTTCTATGATGAAATTGATAAGGCAATAAAAGAGTGGGGTGACTAACTATTATGGCGGTAGCAAGGACGATGCTTCTTCGGCTTCAAGCTGATGCAAGCCAATATACAAAAACTATGCAGATGGCAACTAAGGAACAACAAATATTGCGTAAGGAATTAGATTTATGGTCAGTACAGAGTAAAAAAGCTGTAGGGAGTGCTACTTATCTTAAAAAAGAACTTGAGATGCAAAAACAGCAACAACAGCTTTTACAGGTACAGGTTAAAAAGACCACAGCCGAATTGGACACCCAAGCCAAGAAATATGGTGAGGATAGTAGACAGGCACAGAACCTTCGTGGTAGGCTTGTGGATTTACAACTACAACAGGAAAAATTAAATAAGTCTATAAAGGATGCACCTAAGCAGATATTCAAACAACAGACTGCACAAATTGGTGGTGCAATTAAAAATGTTGGCATTGGAGCTACTGCTGCTATAACAGCGCCAATTGTTGCAACAGGAACAGGTATATATAAAACGGGTGAGATGTATGAGCAATCATATAATACTATTCGTAGTAAAACAGGTTCAAGTAGTGGGCAATTTCAACAGCTAAAAAGTGATTTTAAAGAAGTATATGCCTCGGTTTCATCGGGAGCTGATGTTGTAAGCTCTGCTGTTGCTCAGTTATATCAGCGTACCAATTTAACAAGTACAGCCTTGCAGGAACTTGCAAAGTCAGAATTACGCTTTGCCAAATTAACTGGAAGTGATGTTAATGAAACCATACGCTCATCCACAAGATTATTTGGTGATTGGAGTATTCCCGTTGCAGAGCAGACAAAAACACTAGATAAATTATATAAGGTAACACAATTAACTGGTGTAAGCTCACAACAATTAATGGAACAACTTGTATACTTCGGGGCTCCGCTTAGGTCTATGGGTATAAACTTTGGTGAGGCGGCAGCCTTGATTGGTAAGTTTGAAAAAGAAGGTGTTAATGCTGAACTAGTACTTACTTCTATGCGTAGGGCTGCTGTTAATATGTCCAAGGCAGGTGTTAAGGATATTGCAGGTGGATTTGTAGGTTCAATACAAAACATTAAAAACGCACCAAACGATGCTGAGGCAATGAAAACAGCTATTGATATTTTTGGTGCTCGCTCAGCTAATGATATGATGCGTGCAATTAGGGAAAATAGATTCGAATTAACAGAATTATTTAAGGCACTTAATGATAACAGTGACAGCCTTTCACTTGCGGCGGCGGATGTTGCAACAGCAGGATCACAATTTGAGAAGTTAAAGCATCAGATTCAAAATGCAATAGAACCACTCGGCATTTCATTTGTTGAGGCAGTAAAAGCATCAATGCCAATGATTAAGGCAGGTGCGGAAAGGTTAAGGGCATTAATTGATAGCTTTGTAGCACTACCCGATGCAACTAAGAGTGGCATAATTGGTATTGTAATGTTTGCAGCTGTAATTGGCCCGATGTTAACATCACTAGGATATATGGTAATAGGGCTTGGGGCATTGCCTGGTATATTTGCAACAGTGCAAGTTGCAATTACTGCTACAATTGGATTTATAAAAACTGCTGTACTTGCATTTCAAATGTGGCAATTTGGGTTATATACATTTGGTGAGGCAGCACTTGCTGTAATGGGACCAGCTGGGTGGATAGCACTTGGCATTGGTGTTGTAATTGCACTTACTGCTGCAATATGGCAAAATAAACAGGCGCAAGGTGATTTAAGTGCTGAATATATAAAACAATCACAACAGGCAGAGCAAAACCGAAAACAGGCAGATGACCTTGCTAATGCACAGCTTGGGCAGGTGTATCTTGTAGAAAGACTTATTCCAGAGCTTGAATCACTATCAAATAATACTAGGAAATCAGTTGTAGAAAAACAACGTATGCAACAAATAGTGAGTCAGCTAAATCAAGTTATTCCAAATTTATCACTTGAAATTAACAATGAAACAGGTGCACTTTCAAAACAGGTTTCAGTTGTTTATGATGCAATTAGTGCTTACAAGCAATTAATATTAGTTAAAGCCTCAGAGAAAAAGGCAGAGGCGGCAGCAAGCAGGCTCCTCGATGCACAAAAAAAGATTGATGGTGAGAATAGTAAAAGCCGTGAAATGAGTTATACTCCAAATGGTGTGCCAGTATTTTATAGTGCCTCCACTGATTATAACTCCGTTGTTAAGGAAAATCAGCGTATTGTGGATGATGCAAATAAGGAAATAGAGGATGCGTATAATATTCGTAAACAGTATAATGATAAATTTGGCAACAGTACATACAAACCTGAAAATACATATAAGCCAGCTTTTTCAGGCAGTAATATTGCACCAGTTGATATTGGTAATAGCTTTGCTGATAAAAATAATAAAGTGGCAGATGCAATAAAAAACGTTCGTGATGCGGTTGTTTCATATATGGAAAAGCTAAAACAGGCAACAGATACAACACAACAATTTGTTGGGTTATTTGATAGGTTTGAGCGTAAAACAATAAGCCTATCAAGGTTAATTAAAAATATGAGTATTAACCGAGATGTAATGATAAGTTGGCAGGGTAATATTTCTACACTACAAAATAACGGTCTTGATTCTGCATTTTTGCAAGAATTAATAAAAAAAGGTGTGTCTGGCTACAACGAGGCTAAGGCACTTGCTAAGTCAACACCCGAGCAGATTGCACAGCTTAATTCCCTTTGGGCAGACCAAAGATGGAATGCAGGTAATGTTGCAACAATGCAATTATCTAATGACCCTGTAATTACTCGCCAAACTGTTAATCAAACTGTAAAAGTTGATATACATGGCAATGAAATTAGGGATGAAAATGATATAGATTCACTTGTGGATAGAATTGTTGAGGCACTCAGCCGAAAAGGGGTGCTTGTGAATGGTTAAAATATCACTTGGTGGAATTGATAAAACGCAGTATTGTAAACCCAAAAGCTTAAAGATTGATATGGATTCAAGCCATTACAAAACGTGCTCTGTAACATTATATAATATGAAAATAACAGACGGTGTCCCAGAAGAAGGGGAAATTATAAAGGTTGATTTAATAAGCAGTAATGGTACACCTATTATGCTATTTGAGGGGCATATTGATAGCAAACCTAGTATTAAGCAGATGTCCCCTAATAGTGATAAGTTAGAAGTGCAGATTTCCTCTAACGGATATAGATTTATACCATATCGTAGAACCGTTACAGAAACATATGATATTCCTGATGGGGCTGAATATATAACTGCAAAGCAAATAATTCAGCACCTTATTACTACGTATTTAGCAGTAGAGGGTGTTCAGTTTGTAGAAATAGGTGTAATTGATGGTAAACACTATGATGACACTCAAGAGTTTATTTGTATGTCCATTGGTGATATATTTGATAAATTGGCACAGGACAGTAATGCAAATTGGTATATAAATCAGCTTAAAGTTCTGTATTTTGATGAGGAATATTACAGTTATAACGGTCTTGATATGTATGACATAGATACAGATTACCAAATGATTGTAGATTTCCGCAACCCAGAGGTATCAACGAGTTTGCAAAACTATGCAAATAAGGTATTTTTTAAAGGTGATATTGGGGAAGAAACATCTGTATTTAAACAGGATGATGCTGAGATTGCACATATGGCAAGCCTTGATGGTGGTAGTGGTGTATACGGTTGCAGCGTTGATAACCCAAGTATTACAACAAAAGTTGAGGCTGAGGCATATTGCCAAAAGATACTGGATAAACGTAAGGCTAAGCCTAAGACATTAAAGTTTGATACCTTTAATGTGCTTGATTATCAGGTGGGGCAAATGCAAACTATTAATATCCCCTGTATTGGAATTACAAAACCAGGAGGCGGAGTTCGTAATTATATAGTTGAGCGAATAAGCTTATCTGACTTTGATGGCAAACGGCTAACTAAAAATGTAGAAATGAAACAGCTATTTCCAAACGGCATGGGTGGTATAACATGGTCGAAATCGGCTCAAGGTGTGGATTTCTTTAAAAAGCTTGTGCAAATGGCAAACAATCAAGAATCTTTAATTAAAAGTATAATCAAAAACAATCCATCAGGAGCAACCGAAACTAAGGTATTAACAGATTTAAAGTTATACGAAAATGGTATGACAACAACATATGCAGATGGCAGTGTAAATGATTATACATTTGCAAAGGACACAAACGGTATGATAACAACTATGACTAATACCACAACAGGGCAAAGTTTCAATGTTGCGTATTTTAATAATCCAAAGTAGGTGATTTATATAGATGATTTTGAAAGAGGTTTTGTACTTGGACTAAACATCGGGCAACAAAACAGCCCATATTTTAGAATGATTATTTTATCAGATAATTATGTTCCAACAGCAATTAATCCTAATAATTTAACTGTTATATTACCCACTTTATTTGAAGAATTATCAGCCGTGCCATCAGGATATATGGATGATGGGGTAAGTGAAACATATACCCCGCAATCACTCACACCTAATTTAAACATTAATATTAAAAGCATTGTTGGGACAGTAACAGCTGTACCAAAATAGAAATGGGGAATGGCTTATAAATTTAAAAGGTACTACAAAGATACAATTATTCGAACAGGGCAAGGAAATATATAACGCTGAAGAAACAAATATAATTACCAACGCTTATAAAAACTTTATGGAGCAGGTAATAGGGAATTATAGTTTTCCGCCTATTGCAAGTAATATTGGTAATGTTGCAAGAGATTACTCGCCATCTATTTTTGGAAAAGGTGTAATTCTTTTTGATACACCTCAAACAGAAAGTGTTGATACCACTTTTATCACAGGTGGCAACTGTATCGGTCATGCAGGAACATCGTATGCAGGAGCAGATACAACAAGGGGGAACTACAATATAACTGAAAGTGGTAGCATTACTAATGGGTATAAGCGTGTTTGGGACTTTGCTACAAATCAAGCTAATGGAACAATCAACAGCATTTGCCTTACAACTGATAGAGGTGGCAACTATGGATATAACAATACTACTACGTATCAATCCTTAAGTGAATATGCAAGCTTTCAATTAGATTCAATTACAGGTTCACAATTAGTAATGTATGGGGCTACTGATTTCTATGGTTTTACGAACACTAATAAAATTTATATGGCGGGATTTTCAACAGATGCTAAAAAGATATATTTTCAAGATGGGTACAATGGTACAATGCTACTTAGAATATTTGAAGCGCCAAATAACGGAGCTTTAGGCTTTCTGCAAACACCACAAATGCCAACAAGTGCTGCTACAAACTCATATTCAAAAACGTTACTCACAAATGAATACCTATGGCTTTGTGTTATAAATGGCACAATTTATGGTGTTCTGTATAACAATTCTACAAAGGCTGCATATCTAAAAACTTATAGTGAAACCTTTGTAGAGTTAACATCTATAACTTTAACAGGTAGCAAAACACTTGATACAAATCCACGGTTTGGCATTGTAAATGGCTATCTTTTTATATATTCGGGGACAACAAATGTTATACGGAAGTATAACGCCTCAACAGGAGCATATGTTGAAGATTATACTGTTCCAAGTGGGAGTGTTCAACGTATACAACAGTTTAATAACCAGTTTATTATGTTTTGGTACAATTCAAACCCCACCAGTGTTGCATTATATGACGGCGTTAACCTATATAAGTGGTATTTATTGGGTGGCAACGGTTTAACTTATCAGATGGACAGTGTATGTGCGTTGTATCCTGAAAAAAGCGCAATACTAATGGCTTTCATCTCAAATATAGGGGCAGCAAGGCTTGGTGCTAACTTATTTGCACCATTATTATTTTCGGTAAATAACCTCGCTACACCTGTGGCAAAAATGAGTTCTCAAACAATGAAGGTAACATATACAATAACGTGGTAATGAAATATATAATATAGAAGAAAAGAGGTTTGGAATATGGATAATTTAAAAACAATAATTTTAGCATTAAAGTGCGTAGGTGCAGCTATCGGCTCGGTAGCTGTATATTTTTTGGGTGGATGGGATTTGCTGCTTGAAATCCTTATAACACTTACGATAATTGATTTTATAACGGGTGTCCTATCGGCTGGCTATAACAAAAAGCTATCGTCGGACATAGGTTATAAGGGCATTGTGCGTAAAATCGGAATCTACATAATAGTAGCTGTTGCGTGTTTGCTTGATAGATTGATGAACACAGGTTTAGTGCTACGTGGCGCAACAATCGGTTTTTACATTGTAATTGAAGCAACAAGCATAATAGAAAATTGGGCGAGCATGGATTTGCCATTACCAAAATCCATACGAGATGCGCTAAAACAATTAAGAGATAAAATGGAGGATGATGAGTAAATGAATTATACAGTAAAACTTATTAAATTCAACCGCCCTGGAACAAAACTTAAACCCAAGGGCGTTGTTGTACATGAAACAGGCAACCCAGGAGGAACGGCACAAAACCACTTTGACTATTGGAACGCTAAAAATAGAGGCTCATCAGTTCAAGCGGTGGTTGACTGGGACGAGGTAATTCAGCTTATTCCATACAATGAGGTTTCATGGCACGCAGGAAGAACTGCAAATCTAAGTATGATTGGTGTTGAGCTGTGTAGACCAAAAGAATATGATGAAGATAAATTTAACTCCGTATGGGATTCAGGTGTAAAACTATTTGCGGATATTTTCATAGAGCAGATAGGTGTAACTATAGTTACTAATGATAACCTTATGTCCCATGCCGATGTTTCGGATAAATGGCATGAAACAAATCACACTGACCCTGTATCCTACTTTGCTGAATATGGTAAAACGGTTGATGATTTCAGATGGGCTGTGCAACAGAGAATAAATGAACTCACAAAACCACAACTTATGTCACTTGCTGATGCTGTTAATGTTCTTGTTGCAAAGGGCATTATAAATACTCCTGATTATTGGGTGCAAAATGCTGTAAATGGTAAGTCGGTAAATGGTGAATATACAGAGCTGTTAATTCAGAGAGTTGCAGAAAAGCTTAAATAATGTATGTGCATTTTAGGTGTTTCACTGTATAATATCGCTAAAATGAACATTGCAACATTGCAACATTGCAAATGAGGGACACCCCTTGCAATGTTCATTTAGATTACCTGAAACCCCAGTATTTATTGGATAAATCAAATATTGCCAATGACAAATGAAGATTGCAAAAAACACTATTTTGCAATCTTCATTTTCTATATATCCATATTGGGTACCTTTTCTGTATACATAAACAGTAAGGAAGTCAGCGACGAATATACAGGGCTGTTAATTCAAAAGGTGGCAGAAAAGCTTAAATAATGTATGGACATTTTAGGTGTTTCACTGTATAATATCATAGAAAGATTTGCTAATGGAGGATAAATAATGATATATGTATGTGATAATTGCAAGTTTTGCTTTGAAAGGTTATCTGATGTAGAGCAATGTCCAGACTGTGGCAAGTTTACCGTTAGAACTGCCAATGATGATGAAAAAGTTAATTATATTAAAAACAAAGATGAAAATTAAAATAATTATATAAAAACACTGTTTCGAGATAAATTCTTGGGGCGGTGTTTTCTTTTGTAAAAAAATGACTTATATCAAAAAGCTACTCCAATGGTTTATGGATTAAGAAGTTGGAGAGTGTAATTAATATTTCAATAAAATTATCCTCATGAGGTTATTACAACTTTATGAGGATTGTTTTTGCAAAAAAAATGCTTACATTTACCCTCTGTCGTGGCTATACATTGAAGGCTTTGTTTTGCTTTCAGAAAGCATAGGTGAATTAGATGAATAAAGAACAACGAGAACAGATTTCAAAACTTCGCTGTGAAGGTGTGAGTTACTCCAAAATATCAGAGTTGCTTGGTTTGTCTATAAATACAATTAAGTCATTTTGTAGACGAAATAACCTGGGTGGTATTGGTACTAATGCAAATAACAAGAGCTACTCGTTTTGTCACAAGTGCGGTAAACAGCTTGAGATAATGCCTAAATCAAAACCACGTAAATTTTGCTCGGATAATTGCCGTATGACTTGGTGGAATGCCCATTCGGAAAATGTAAACCGAAAAGCCGTCTACAATTTCACTTGTGGTTACTGTGGCATCGAATTTGAAAGCTATGGAAATTCAAGGCGTAAGTTTTGCAATAGGTTTTGCTATGGCAAACACAAATCTATGGCGGTGAAGTTATGAGTGACGTTTTATTTAAGAATGTACTGGCTTATAAAACCACAGTATCACTGTTTGAAAAAATGGTAGCTGAGGGCATTATTAATAAGGAAGAATACACTGAAATTGATACAATTATAGCCGAAAAATACAGCATATCTTCGTGTAGTATATATCGCTCAAATTGCTTGATAGATACTTAAAATGTATGGTAACATGTGTGATACGAGGAGGTGTTTGCATTGGAGAGAGTTGTTAAAAAGGTTTATTTTCCTGCACTTTCTGTGCCTAAGCTGATAAGGGTTGCTGCCTATGCAAGAGTATCGAGTGGTAAAGTTGATATGCTTCATTCGCTTTCTGCCCAAGTCAGCTTTTACAGTGACTATATTCAAAAACATAAAGGTTGGATATATGTCGGTGTTTATGCAGATGAGGCACTTACAGGAACAAAAGATAACCGTAAGGAGTTTTGCAGATTGCTGGGGGATTGCCGTAACGGTAAGATTGATTTGGTTGTAACAAAGTCAATATCCCGTTTTGCAAGGAACACAGTTACACTGCTTGAAACCGTAAGGGAATTAAAAGCCTTGGGAATTGATGTATTTTTTGAAGAGCAAAACATACATACCTTAAGTAATGACGGTGAATTAATGCTTTCGATTTTAGCATCCTATGCTCAGGAAGAAAGCCTATCGGTAAGCGAAAATTGCAAGTGGCGTATTCGTAAAAATTTCAAGGAAGGAATTCCTACCTTCTTCAGAATTTATGGCTACAGATTTGTTAATTCTAAATTAGAATTAGTGCCAGAAGAAGCTGAAATTGTAAGGATGATATTTGCAGATTACCTTTTGGGAATGGGCAAAAATGCAATAGTGAGAAAACTTAATTCCTTATGTATAAAGGCTTACAATGGTGGAAGGTGGAGTGATTCAACAATTGCAGATATGCTTAGAAATGAAAAATATACTGGCAACCTGCTACTTCAGAAATCCTATGTTAAAGATCATTTAACAAAAACGCAGGTTGATAACAATGGTGAACTGCCTATGTATTCAGTCTCCGACACCCATGAACCAATAATTGATACGAAAACTTTTGAAATGGTTCGAAAAGAGTTGAAAGCTCGTGCTGATAAATATTGCAACAACAAAGCTAACGGCAATTCATATCCATTTACAGGAAAGCTTAGGTGTGGTATTTGTAATTCAATTTTTTGCAGGCGAGCAAGTAGTGCTGGTACAAAGTATAAACGGTATATTTGGATGTGTCCCACTTTCAATAAACAGGGCAAAGCGTACTGCCAGTCTAAACAAATACCTGAAACCATTCTTTTTGATATTTCTGCCGAAGTTTTAGGGATAGACCAATTTGATGAGAATATCTTTGAAAGAATGGTTGATTATATTGATGTTCCACTGAATAATATCCTCATTTTCCACCTCAAAGGTGGCACTGAAATTACACGCACTTGGGAAAATAATTCAAGGCGAGAGAGTTGGAATGGGGCATCCAGGCAAAAGGCCCGAGAAAAAGCACTAAACAAGGGAGGTTTTTATAGTGAGCGTAGCTAGAGTTGTCACAGTTATACCAGCATCTATAAATAAATTTACGCATATGCAGAATATATCGCTTGCCAAAAAGAGAGTGGCAGCCTACGCCAGGGTTTCGACCGATAGCGAAGAACAGCTTACAAGCTATGAGGCACAGGTTGATTACTATACTCGCTATATAAAGGAAAAGCCTGAATGGGAGTTTATTGATGTATACACTGACGAGGGCATTTCAGCAACCAATACAAAAAAGCGTGACGGTTTTAAGCGGATGATTGCCGATGCCTTGAATGGCAAGATAGACCTTATCGTTACAAAATCGGTCAGCAGATTTGCAAGGAATACGGTAGATTCTTTGGTCACTGTTAGGCAGTTAAAGGAAAAAGGTGTTGAGATTTATTTCGAGAAAGAAAATATTTATACGCTCGACAGCAAAGGTGAACTGCTTATTACAATTATGTCATCACTTGCTCAGGAAGAAAGCCGTTCAATCAGTGAAAATGTAACCTGGGGTCAACGAAAACGCTTTGCAGACGGTAAGGTTTCAATGCCTTATAAGCGGTTCCTTGGTTTTAAAAAGGGTGAAAACGGGCTGCCAGAGATTGTTGAAGAAGAAGCAAAATTTATACGGCTTATTTACAAGCTTTTTATTGAAGGCAAAACCTCATCAGCAATTGCAACCCACTTAACAGCAGTGGAAATACCTACCCCTACTGGTAAGTTAAACTGGCATAAAAGCACGGTTGATAGTATTTTAACCAATGAAAAATACAGAGGCTCAGCAATTTTGCAAAAAACCTACACAGTTGATTTTCTTACAAAGAAGAAAAAAGTGAATGAGGGTGAAATTCCTCAATATTATGTTGAGCGGAGCCATGACTTCATCATTGAACCAATAGAATTTGAGTTGGTTCAGGCAGAGATTGCAAGGCGAAAACAGTTAGGGATGCAATATAGCTGTAATAACATTTTTTCTACTAAGCTGGTATGCGGAGAGTGTGGTGGGTATTATGGTTCAAAGGTGTGGCACAGTACAAGCAAATACAAACGCACTATTTGGCAATGCAACATGAAATTCAAAAACGATGAAAAATGCTCCACTCCCCATATTACGGAGGAAGAAATCAAGAATAAATTTCTGCTTGCATTTAATGAGATTTTTGAAAGCAGAGATGAAATTATCGAAAACTGTAGACTGGTTCAGAAGGCATTAACCGATTGCTCGGCACTTGATGCCGAACTTGCTAAAAGGCAGCAGGAGCTTGAGGTTGTTGCAGAGCTTACTAGAAAGTATATTGATGAAAATGCCCACTCACCTATTAGCCAGGAAGAATATATGGGGAAATATAAAGGGTTTGCTGAAAGGTATGAAAAAGTAAAGGCTTGTATTGCTGATATTGAGTTGAGACGTGAGGAACGCATATCTAAGAGAAAGCTTATTGATGTGTTTATAAGGGATTTGGCAAAGCAAAAAACAATTCTGACGGAGTTTGATGAGGGGGTGTGGGTTTCATTGGTTGAAAAAGTAAGGATACTTGATGATAAAATTGTGTTTGCATTTAAGAATGGAATGGAAATTGAAAAGTAGCGATATTAATATTATTCACCCACCTTGGACTAAAGTTTTTAGTCCAAGGTGGGTGTTTTTTTTTGTTGCTCCAAAATATATTTGTATAAGCATAATTATAGTTTTTCTACTTATGCAAATGTGGCTCTTAATTTGCGAACAAGTTAAGATTAGTAGAAATATCAAATATAATAGCAAAAAATGGTATAATTTATGTTGTAATTTAGTGAAATTATTGTTATACTGTGAATAGATTATATAGAAAATTTAGCACTATGTCAAACAAAAAAGGAAACAATATTATTTTTGGGGGGAATATTATGAGTAATTCAATTACAAATGAACAAACAACTATTTTCATTTCCTATTCTTCAACAGATATTGAAATTGTTGAAATTGTTGAAGATACCTTATCATCCTATTTTAAAGATCGAGTAAAATTCTAAAGATATGACCGAGATGTTAAATATAAGGAAAGTTTTAAAGAATTCATGAAAACTTTAAAGAATCATGATTTTGTTTTGGCCATTATAAGCGACAGCTATTTGAAGTCCTCTAACTGTATGTTTGAAGTTGGAGAAATTCTAAGAGATGACTCATATCTTAACAACCTCCTTTTCATAGTTTTACATGACAGTGACATAAAACACTATAAAAACCATATCAATTCTATAGTAGGCGCTTCGATATATAGCCCAACTGGGAAGTACTTATATATTGAATATTGGCAACAACAAAAAGAACATATTAATTCACTTATAACTAATATTCAAGGTAACTCAACCAATACGGCAGGTTTGAGGGATGAACTTAAACTTGTTGAGAAAATTCTTCAAAACGATATCGGCGTTTTTTACATTATTTAAGTGATGCAAGAGGTATTTCATTTTCAGAACTTTTAAAAAATAATTTTTCTGACATAATTCAACAAATAGATACTTCTGATACAACGGAACTGTTTACCATTGACGATTATACAATATCTGATGAAGAAAAAGCACAAAAATATTATAATTTAGCCCGAAAATGCAAAAATCGCTATGAAAAAATCATATATTTGACAAACGCAATATCTTTAGTACCAAATAACCCCGTTTACTTTAATTCACGAGGTATTCAATTTAGTAAAATCGACAACTTTAGTTCGGCAATTGAAGATAAAACAAAAGCTATTGAATTAGATCCAGAAAACGCTCGGTATTATTCGAGCAGAGGTTCAACCTATCGTTTATCAGGTGCTGATAAATATGCAGATGCTTTGAATGACCATTCAAAAGCGGTTAGTTTGCAACCAGATTATCCACCATATCAATATCGTTTGAGTGTAACTTATTACTCGCTTGAAGAATACGAAAATGCAATTGAACCAATGATGAAAGCAATTTCACTTAACCAAACTAATATGGGATATTATCACAATCTTTCCGTCCTATACTATAAATTAGGGTGGCTAAATAAAGCGAATGAAGTGCGTCTTGTTCTTAATGAAAAAACGCCCAGTATGATAGATTATTATGATGAGATTTACCCTGACTGGATTTCACTATAAACATCACCTGTTATTTCTGAGAAATATTTGATTATATTTCTGTAAAAATATTCCTTATCCGTCGGCAAATCATTTTTTATGGCACCGTCAATGATTGGCGAAAGGGAAACAAGCTTATTGTACATTTTTTTATCGATACATTTTGCGTTGAATAAGTTTTTCGCAGTATACCTACTTGCATCAAAATTACGATATGCGATTTTGTTTTCAGCATATTTTTTGAGGAATTTATTGTACAAGTATTTTATTCTTTTTTGTGCATTGTTTCCGATATATACACTTTTTGGCACGGAAGAATCAAGTAGTGGCTCGATTTTTTCTGAAAGAGGCGGCTGTGTGATGCTAAAAACATATGCCAGAACCTTTTTTGGCGGTGTTGAAAAACGTTGCTTGGAAATCCGTCTCCAGCAATCGTATGTCCTTGCCCCGTCAATTAGCAAAAACGTATTATTGCTTTTTTCCACAGTGATTGGAAACGCACGATAGCAATCTTCACGACAATTTTTTATGCTTTCATAACGCTCAATATAGCGGGTGTTTTCGTTGTTTAATTCTATATTACTGTAAAAGTCGGCATCAATATCCTCAAAGCTTATTTCTATCGGCGTTACGCTGTCAGAAAGGTTGTGCATATCATCGCTTGCAAATCTATATTCTAACCAATCAGGGAAGGTTTGTGATTTGACAATGCTTTCAATAAAGTTAAAATAATCCTCGCATTTGTATTTAGAGCAAAACATTTCTTGTGTTTCTTGGCTGAAGTTTATAATCTTTTCGTAAGATAATTGTGCAATTAAATAAGCACATTGCCTTATGCATGGATTTGCAAAAAAAGGTTTTTAATTCAAAATCCGTTCTTAACGGAAAGGTGTTGCCATGATTCATTTCATCCAATGACGAAAAAACCTCGGATAACACAAAGCAGCATAGACGTGCACTTTGTATAGGATTATGTCTGTTCACGCTAATCAAGTGGTAATAGAGATTGCGAACCTTATATCCATATGTATTTTCCAAAATTGATTTATTGGGCTTTTTTGTATTCAGATTGCCAAGCGTGAATGCCGCATAGTCCTTTACGCATGGGTGCGAATCCAAAAACGCATCACTCGCCCTTGAAATTATGGCCATCCGAATGCTATCCTCCAAATCGGACCAAACCTCGGGGGATGACAAATAATCTTCAACCGTTCTATACTCTGACACAAACTCCGGCAATTTCTTTGCGTAATGAATCAGTTGATTTCTAAGGCTTAAGGAGAGAGTTATGAACCTTTCGTGAAACAACAGATGCGAAACCAATTTTTCCATATATATTTGAAGACTTTGCAGATTAATGTGTTCATATAAATGCTTGCATAATTTTTTAATTCCATTTTCATATTTCATGCTGGCGTCGCTATTTGCAATCAGTTCACAATATACATTGTCAAGCCCTATTTTCTTGTTGAACAAATAACAGAGTACAAAAAACATATTTTCGGGGTCAAGATTCTCAATAGAAACAGCCTGCTGTATCGAAAAATATAATAGCTCATTTAGATACGCTGCGAATTCCTCCCTGCTGCTTATCTGTTCTATATGTTCTATTAATGATTTATAATGTTCGCTTTTTAATTTTTCTTTAACCGATGGGTTCACTGATAATTGCTTAATTTTTTCGACAAAGTCTTTCCAAATATCAAAAAACGCCTTATCGGTTTGTTTGATGATTGCATAATCAAACCACATTGTAATTAAATCGCTGATTTCATAGTAATTCTCTTGGGTTGCTAAAAATTGAATGCACAGCTTTCTTGCAGCATTGTTATGAACAACGCCATTTTTGTACGCCACTAGCTTTTTCTTCAAGTTGCTTCTGAAATAATTATTACTGAATAAGGCTTTGTCTTTTTCAACCTTATCCTGCAAAAGACGAAAGCGGAAGGTTTTGGGTGCAAAAAGGGTATCAATTTCTTTTTTCTCAATCGATATGGTAGGTAGAACGGTTTCTTCCCCTAAATATCGCAAAAAGTCGTCTGGGAAATTCTTGTTTTTGTCAAGCCTTCGATCCTTCAGTAATTTTTTGATTTTTTCAGGTGTTTCAACAACTTTCAATAGGTCGATTGTTTTTTTTGCTTGATTCCTGTTAATTTCCTTTTCACATATAATAATCTTTTTCAAAAATCTTATTAAGTTGATATTATAATTACTGTCATATGAATCAAAAATATACTTATAGTATTCTTGTTTGTCAAAAAAACACAGGGTCGTTATTAGCTTGTCGGCTTTGTGCTTTTCAATACATTTTGAAATAAGAAATCTTATATTTCCTGCATTTTTAGCTGGGAACTTTGATAGATAGGTTGACCAAACGAAGCCGTCCATGCAACAGCCGGCAATTAGTTTTTGCAATGCAGTGCTTGGTTTTTCATGTGTTTTATTTAAATACTCGACTGTTTTTTGCCAAAACCCGGAGATGTAGCTATCCGATTCGTCCTCAAACATAAGACTTGCTACTTGGCATATTATTTTCAAGCGATCTTCCTCATATTCAAAGTGGAGAATTAATTCATCTGTGCCCAGCCGGAATTCAACAAGTATCATAAAATAACTTTGATGATAATTTCGTTTAAGAAGCATAGTTTGAATGCCGTCTATAACCATTGCCTTGTTTTCTGGGTTGGTTTTTGGAAACTCGTCAAAGGATATTGCATACAAGTATTTGGACAAGGTGGAGTTGAGTTCAAACTTGTAAATATCGTTGCAATTGTGGAATTCGTCCTTGCAATTATGAAATATGTCAAGCAAAACAGTCCACACCTTTTTCTGCGTGGCTGTTTTTTTATCCAATATAACATCGTTATCGGAAAAATCAAACATATCGCTCATTTTTCGATATTCCATCTCTTGTTTCAACAAAGCGAAGGTTTCCAATGGATTATTAAAAATGAAATGAAAGGTTTGGTGTCTATTAAAACCGTCAATATTAATCTCAATCTGTTTTAAAAACAAATTCTTAATAGATTTGTTGCTGCATTCGCTGATATTTTGCATAATAGCTTTTGTATCTGCCATCAAATAGGCTTTGATGTCGTTGGAGGCATCAAAATAGTCACAGGCAGCAATAAACGCATAGCGTGAAAAAGTACAGTTGACAAACTCAACATTTCCGCCCAATTTAAGCTCCTTTTTTGATGGAGCTTGTTGCTGCGTAACGTAGAACATCAAATGAAGTGTATTTAACAGATAGTCTGGAAGCAAATTAAATTCAGTAGCAGATATTTTCGACTTGCTTTCTATTTCATAGCTATCACTACTGTTTTCGCCATTTTCCTGCTGCATTTCTGAAGAGATATCAGCTTTGGTGGCATTATTATCCGTGTTTTGTGCGGCGGGGGAATCCCAATCAAGCGGAAACTCATTGATAATTGCAAAATAAACTAAATTAGCAATAAACTTTTTCAATCCGAGTTGAGACAAATCGTCATCTTCTGTAAGACGATTGCAATGATGAAGCAATAAACAATTTTGTTCTTTGTCAAAAGAGTTTTTGGTATTTAAAAATGTGTTGCATAATTCTTTGGCGTTATTTTTCAGGGATATTCCCATTATAAAGTTTTCAAGATATTGTGGATAATCACTCTTGAATTTAGATATTACAGCATTCCCAACTACTCTTGTTCCATTTATAAATCCGCTGTCTTCGTTATTTTCCATTCTATAAAATGCCCAAGTTTCTCCGGCATCCTCTCTCAATTTAAAAAAATCAAAAGCACATTTAAATAATTGACGCTTTAGTCCTGTTGTTGTTTCAATAACAAATTTAATTATTTCTTGGTTAACTCTCACTTTTATAATGCCTCCTACGTGAAAAATTATTGCTTCCTAAAACAAACCTAAAACAAACCTAAAACAAACCTAAAAAGAACCGTTGTTAATGATTTCTTATTTTGTTAGAATTAAGCTATAAAAAAGAATATCGAGTGATTGAAATTATATCACACCTGCTCACTGATTTCAAGCTCATGTCGCACATAAGATTTAATCAAAGAAATTGCAAATTTGAAAGGTTGTGAAATAATTATGAAAAACTGCGAAATAAGCATACAGGTAGCAAATTCCTGCAAGACTTATTTTAAATGTGAAAGAACAATAAAACAATCTATTAACAAAAGCTTAGACACTTTAAAAACACGCATCAGATCATACGAAGAAAGCGGCACGCAGTTTGGGAAAATTTTCAATGATGAAACTGTAAAATATGATGTTTACAAAAACAACCTTTATGCTTTCAAAGCAAGAGATAATAAATTACAGATTCGGCTGTTATATACAGTTGAAATTACCACAACAGGCTTAACGATAATTTTAATTGATTTTGCATTAAAGAAAACCAGCGACAAAAGCTACATAACAAAGTTTACTGAATTAGCCCGCAACTTTGCATTAAATAATATTGAGCTAATACCAGTTGCTATATACTGTTAATAGAAAGGAGGTGTGCACAATGGGATTTGAAAGAGGCGATTCAGTAAGAGCAAAGGTGATAAAGAAATTAACAACCGGAGTTATCTTGAAGGTAAGTGAATCAATAGACAGTTATTTTCCTTCCTTATTTAATATTGGGGCTGAACTTTTAGTTACCGTTCAGAGGATAAGAGATGACGGCAAAATGTTACTGACATTAGATACTGTAATTGATTATGCATACTCAGAAGTTACCTCAGGCGAGATAGTAGTCGCTGCATAAGAGATGTCAAATAAAACAAAGGAATAATAATAGCGTGTTTTGCTTTTGAGATATACAGAGTATGAAGGTATATAATCATAGTATAAAAAATTTTAGGAGGCGTGCAAAATGAAAATAGCAGTGTTTAAAGGGGTGAGGGTGGCTAGGCGGGTTTTAGCGGAGCTGATAAAAAAGAAGTCAGCCCGCTAACTAAGTCACCAACATTTTGGAAGGAGGAAACCAAATAATGAAGTATTTTACTGGGTTCGTTTAATGCTATTGTAAAGGCATTTGTAATAACATCGCAAGACATCGGCTATGTTCCGGGGGTGGTTTAAAATTTTAATTAAACTTGTTAGTCCCCCAAAAGAAAGGCTTTAATGATGGAAAAAACAGAAAATAGATATTGAACTGGCTCTCTACTATGTAATCACAAACAATCAACATTAACAAACAAGGAGGTGTTAAAAATGGAAAAGAATAATGGCATATTCGGTGATTTTTTAGACTTTGATAAGCCTATTGGCGATTTTTTAATTGACGTAGCTATTGTTGCAGCATTGGAAGAAGATGAAGTTGTAGATGAATCATACGACAATTGACATTTGCAAAAAATATTATATCAATGGTTGTTTTAACAATAAACTAATATATTCAAAATCAAGCACCTTGTAAACTATAAAAAACGGAGCATGTAAGAAAATATGTGATAATATAAAAAATGGGGGTATTAACCGTGTACAAAGAAATTATTCAAAACTGTCGAGGTCGGCCTAAATATTAGTTTTGGAATTGGATAAAAAGTATTGACAATACTGGTGTTTATGAAAATAATCAAAGGCATGGTATAACACTTTTAGTGGTGCGAAACTCAAGCAGTAACATTGCCTACAAAGGAAATTGACAACAAAAGAAAACGGATAATAAATCTACCACTGATGAGCAGGAGAATGAGATAAATACATTAGTTTTACAGAGAAGGAGTTAACCCAGAAACATGGATTTTTTGATTGAAATTTTTAAAAAATAATTTTTGGAAGGAGGTAAAACATGAATAAATTCAAAGTACTTAGTAATACAGAAGCACGTAATATAAACGGTGGCGCTATTATTGAGGCATTTGCATTAACTGGTGCCGCTGTTTGGACTGCACAATATGCATGGGAAATCGGTCAAAAGTTAGGTAAATTTATCGTTAAGAATAGAAGAAAATAATAAAACCAAGTGCAGTATTAAATTATCGTCAACAAACGAGGACTTAACAAGCCAATCATCAGGTTCATAACATTTAATGTCGTAAGGTTCTCAACAAATTAGAAGGATGTATCAATACTGAATTTCAATCAATACTTAAAATGATCTGTCTTAACTCTTTCTCTGTGAAAATAATGTAAAATCAATGTTTAATATTAAAAGTTTATAAGAATTATATGTAAAATTTAGCATGCCAGCATTTTATAAAATAACTCAAGCAAAGAGAGGTGGAATTATGAAATATCCATGTGTAAAGCAAAAAGATTTGACTGATTGTGGCGTAGCTTGTTTAGCAACTATAAGTCGTTTCTATGGTTCGCATATCCCTCTTAATAAAATTAGAGAATATGCAAAGACTGATAAACTCGGGAATAGCGCAGATAGCTTGACAATTGCTTCTAAAAAGCTCAATATGGATGCCGTTGTTAAAAAAACTGAAGATAAGACTGCTATAATTGAATATAAACACCTACCAGTTATTGCACATTTAATAACAAAAACCATG